TTTTTTTTTGCAAAATTTGGCAAAATGACCGGATTGGCTAGGATCGATGAGTGTTGTAAAAAGACCACGCCGCAAGGAGAGCCTTTATTCATGCGCCTCTGACTAGGTTGGCTAGGATTATTGTCAAAATCCCACTATACTGCTTCTATATTTATTTTTTATTTTTTAATAATAATAATAATAATAATAATAAAAAGAGTTAGTCAACCTAGTCAAAGCCTTTATCCATGCGCTTCTCCAGCGTCTAGGATTGAAGATAAGGGAGTGGAAATCCCAGCCAAACCCAACAGGCATGCGGGTTGGAACCCCGTCACGGTACTCTGGAGCCAATGCCAGAGCCATTCTACGTCTTTTTAAGAGTCCTAAAAATAGCCTAAAAACAGCTAGAACTAATAAAGACGCCACGCAAACCCCGTCACACCGTGTCCAGGCCAATGTTTATGCGGGTCTTAATTTTAATTTTTTAAAAAGGGGCTGCAATGGTTACGAGTTTGCATTAGTGGGTGTATGGATCAAGAATACGCATACCAAATTCAGGGGGCACTCGAGGATCGAAAGCAGAACGTGAAAGGCTTTCGTGTCTTCCTGTGGACATCGACAAACTTCTACGAGGTCGATATACCCGAGCACGTCTTTCCCAAGACCATACTGCAGTACATGAAGTACCGCATGATGTTGACGAAGGAGGTACAGATACAGTCCCTCCCTGAGAATATACAGAGACAGATACGTGACCCTATCGGGAAGTATCTCAATACCTGGGTACTGGGTAAGCAGAATGGCGATTGAGGTCAATACGCCCGTCATAACATCCGAGGGCTGGACGCTCGCAGGCCTCCTCAAGCCTGGAGACTATGTCTTTGACGAGATGGGAATGCCCCAGGAGATCAAGACGATCCAGGTCTATGATGAGGGCGACTGCTATGAGGTCGTGTTTGATGATGGTGTATCGATACTGGCGGACGGCAACACGACGCTACCCGTAGAGAACCTGAACATACGCAACATACGATCGAGGGGGTACAAAGCCAAGGGGATGATCAAGACGATTGACGAGATACTGGAGGCTGGCCTGACAATGCCTGAGGCAGACAACCGGTACCGTTTCTCTGTAAAAAATACCCAACCTATACAGCTGCCGGAGGTAAATTTGCCGGTACCCCCCTTCATAGTCGGGGTATGGTTCACGAGGACATCCAACACACCCAACCTGTCCGTCGAGAAACACATGGTCAACAGCTACGTCAACCACTTCAGGAGGTACGGCTACAACGCCAAGCGTGTAAAGAGGGAGTACGACAGGATACACCTGGAGCTCAGGCCCAACATACAGCACGCTTTTTTGACAAAGTACCCAGAGAAGCAGCACACGATACCGGATGAGTACCTTATATCCTCAGAGCATCAGAGGATTGACCTACTGAGGGGCATATTTTTTGACAAAAGGCACTCCTACGACAAAAAGATGGACGTATTCAGGTTCATGAGCCGTGACTACTCGCTGGTTAAGCGGATACAGGGCGTTGTGGAGTCGCTCGGGATCAGGACAGTCATGGTCGAGAAGAAGACGGGGGCAAAATTTAGGCTATTTTTCAGGACGGGGATACCACTGATCGAGAATCAGCACAAAAAAGACCCCGCAAATCGATTCAGACGCAGATTTATACGCAAAATTACAAAAATTGAGCCAAAAAAACGCATTTTTGTCGATACCGGCGGGTTTTTCTGCATCGGTGAGGGGTTTATAACGCTATGCTGACAAAAAAACAGGAGCAGCTGCTGTCCCAGTTCGCAAAGGCCAACAAACACTGGCCAAAACCGGAGCTGGATGCGACGCTGTGGCAGGTCAGGTGGGCCATGCAGGCCCTCCCCCACCAGAGGGAGCCCGAGGATGGCGAGTATGATACGTTTCTGATGCTCGCAGGGCGTGGATCGGGCAAGACTCACACTGCGAGCCACTGGATCGGGATCAGGGCATGGAGGCACCCAGGGACACGCTGGCTCGTGACGGCACCGACATCGAACGATATTAGGGCGACGTGCTTCGAGGGCGACTCGGGGCTCCTCAACATCATACCCAAGTCCCTGATCAAGGACTACAACAAGTCTCTCTTTGAGATCACCCTCATAAACGGGTCCATCATACAGGGGATACCGGCATCCGAGCCTGAACGCTACCGGGGTAAACAGTTTCACGGTGCGTGGTTTGATGAGCTGTGCGCATTTGAGTACCTGGATGACGCCTATGATGGCGTGCAGTTCACGCTTCGATTGAAGGATCCAAAGATCAGCCGAGTACAGCAGATCATCACGACGACACCCAAACCGAGGGAGTTGATAGTCGACTTGAATGAGGGCAAGATTGGTGGAGACGTGTACGTCGTCAACGCCAGCTCGTACGATAACAAGGCAAACCTATCCAAGACGTTTTTTAAGCAGCTGGAGACGTACGAGGGTACAGACCTGGGCAAGCAGGAGATCTATGGAGAGATCCTGGACCCCGAGGATGCAGGCATCGTCAAGCGGAGGTGGTTCAAGATGTGGCCCGCAAACAAACCAACGCCAGACCTGGAGTACGTCATCGCATCATACGATCCTGCGACGAGCGAGAAGACACACAACGACCCGACGGCGTGCGAGATATGGGGAGTCTTTGAGCAGCTGGATGGCGGGACGTGCGTCATGCTCCTGGATGCCTGGGATGATCACCTGGCCTACCCGACACTCAGGAGGAGGGTCGTATCCGACTTCAAGGAGGTCGTCTACGGCGCCGACAACACCTTCGCAAAAGGAAGAAAGGCGGACCTGATACTGATGGAGGATAAGTCTGCAGGGATATCTTTGGTGCAGGAGCTGCAGGGTTCTGGCGTCCCGGTGAGGGCATACAACCCCGGAAAGGCCGACAAAGTGCAGCGCATCAACATCGTCGCACCCCTGATAGCCAAGGGCAAGGTCTACATACCGGAGGATCCAGAGAAGCCGGGAGAGCCAGCACCATGGGCCAAACGATTCATGAGGCAGGTCTGCTCGTTCCCAGAGGCGGGAGGGCACGATGACTACGTGGACTCACTGAGCCAGGCACTGCGTGTACTGAGGGACTCGGGATGGCTCCAGCTGGATCCTCTACCAGCCAGGGACTACGACTACGCCGACGATCGCAGAAAGAAGTTTTACAACCCCTACGCAGTCTAGGGCGAATAAAACAAATTTTGTGCATAAGTAGTTGTAGGGAACCCTCACCAAAAAAATTAAAATGCCAAACTTAATCAAGACACCGCAGCAGATCATGTTCGAGCAGGCAGGCATACCGCACTTGGCTGGCGGCGGTAACCCATTCTCATCTCTGACGCCCGGAGCCAAGCAGCTCCTGGAGAAGGCCATCGAGCGCTTCAAGGTCGCATCGGGGCGCATGCCAAACGCAAGCGAGATGTCGCAGATGGAGCAGCACGCTGCATCCTTCTCAAAACCAACGAGGCCGGCACCCAACATGAAGCGACTCGAGGCGACGACGCCCGGTCAGAATGTATTTGTCGACTCTAGCGGGCAGGCCTACAACGCAGCAAGAGGACCACGTGGCGAGCTGACAACGCCAGAGCAGGCAAAGGGTTACGCAATCGATCCATTTGGCAGTACGCCGGCAAACTTCCGTGCAAGGAAGGAGTACTACGATCCACGCATCAAGACGATGGAGGACCGTGACCCATTCCTGACGGAGGCCATGACTGGAAGATCGACGACACGCACGAGCCACAAGCCTTTTACGACAAGTTTAGAGGACCTGGTTGCGAACAAGGCGGCACTCGAGCAGAAGGGTATCTATGGAGACGTGGCGCACGTCAGACCCGGGGACGCCCCCGTGCAGTCAACCACGCCATCATCAGATTTTTTTGCAGAACGGTCCTCAAGGATTGAGAACGCACTACTCCCCGACAATCTGCTCTCGATGCTGCGAAAAAAACTTGGCCACCAGCCGGATGAGGATGAGATAAACGCAGCGATAGCCAACATGAACCCGACACGCCACGACTACACCGGCAAGGGTGAGGGTATTTTTGGCAGCAGGCCAATCTTTACAGGCAAGCCGACAAAAGAGCAGTCACAGCAGCTGGCAGAGTGGCAGCAGCAGGCTATAGACTCCGGCATTGCACCATCCGCTGCTGAGAAACCACTATCGAGGCTGCGTGCACAGCACCAGGGGCTCGCCAACGAGATCGATCTCGGCCCCGATACGGGCTTCAAGGCAGGCGGGCACCTGAACCCGGACTATATGCGTGCCGAGATGACGGTACACGGGCACACGCCGCAAAAATTTGCAAAGGGTGGTGCCGCACTAATTGCAGCGCAAAGTATGTATGGATTACCAGAATCTATTGACTTAGGTAAATTTGATGAAGCTGCGTTGGATTTAGCTAATTTAGGTACGGCCTCTCATCAACTTGCTCCAAAAGCAACTGAAGCAGTATTAGGTAAAAAACTTCCGGCTATGTTAACAAAAACAATGGGTGGTTTTTTACCAGCTTTAACAATTGGAGAAATGGCTCGCATAGATCCTTTAAATGAAAATGAAGAAAAAGATCTAAATGAATTTTATGGAAGGCCTAATTTGTACAAACAAGGTTTTTTAGCCGATATAGCGGATTTTGCGGGTGACACCGCAAACGAATTTGTTGATAACACAAATCAAGCTATAAATATTTTAAAAAACAGAACCCCCAATCCAAATTCTAGTTTTGCAAAATATAAACAATCTGCAGAAAACGAAAGACATCGATTGGCTAGTGAAAAATACCCAAGCCAGTACGAACCATTTGACACGTACAATATGCCATACCGGTTTATGTTACAGGAAAACGAATAAATGGCACTACCTACCCTACCGATTCAGCAGGGGGCTAACCTGCCCGACCTCCGCAATGAGGACATGGAGGAGGCAGAAGAGCAGCAGGAGGAGATGGACGAGCTTGAGAGTGAGCTCGGCCTGGAGGAGGACGAGGGTGAGGAGGAAGTCATTGAAATGGATGATGGCTCTGTCATCATCAACTACAAAAAAACACAGGGCCCCCAAAAACAGCCCGAGTTTTACGCCAATCTGGCCGAGAGTTTTGATGAGGACCTACTTGAAGAACTAGCAACCCGATACATCGAGTACATCGATATCGATCGGGAGGCACGAAAAGAGAGAGATAAACAGTATGAGGATGGACTCCGTAGAACAGGACTTGGAAAAGATGCACCCGGGGGAGCGACGTTTGACGGGGCTTCTAAGGTTGTGCACCCAGTTATGGCAGAGGCTTGCGTCGATTTTGCTGCCAGTGCTGCAAGGGAGCTACTCCCGCCTGAAGGGATTGTTAAGTCGGAAATAAAAGGCACCGCAGACAGGAAACGCACCGAGACGGCCGCAAACAAGGCCGAGTTTATGAACTGGCAGCTCTCGGAGCAGATCCCGGAGTACAGGGACGAGATGGAGGTACTGCTTACGCAGGTACCGCTGGGTGGTAGCCAGTACCTGAAGTGGAGATACGACAGCGAGCAGAAGAGACCGGTGCCCGAGTGGATACCGATCGATAACATGCTGCTCCCGTACGCCACGACAAACTTCTACACCTCGCAGCGTGCTACTGAGGTGCAGGACATCACTGAGGACACGTACCGTCAGCGCATCGAGCAGGGTATCTACAGAGATCTGGAGAATGCGGACTACATCGGCGAGTTGTCCTCGGATGAGATGACACGATCCGAGAAGGCTAACAACAAGATCGAGGGCAAAGAGATGCCCTCCACCAACATCGACGGCGTGCGTCGTGTCTATGAGATCACATGCTTCGAGAGGCTCGAGGATGATGGTGAGACGGACGGCAGACGTGCGCCATACATTTTGACAATCGACGACACGAGCGGCAAGGTATTATCGCTCTATCGAAACTGGGCATACGGAGATGAAAAACTCACAAAGCTCGACTGGATCGTCGAGTTTAAATTTATTCCCTGGCGTGGAGCTTACGCCATTGGACTACCTCACCTTATCGGTGGCCTTAGTGCTGCTCTTACCGGCTCTCTTCGTGCTCTCCTTGACGCTGCTCACATCAACAACAGCCAGACAATGCTTAAGCTCAAGGGCGGACGCATATCTGGACAATCTGACCGAGTGGAACCCACGCAGGTCATCGAGATCGAGGGATCTCCTGGGGTAGATGATGTGCGCAAGCTGGCGATGCCGCTACCATTCAACCAGCCATCCTCGGTACTCTACAACCTCCTTGGCTGGCTGACTGATGCAGCCAAAGGCGTTGTTACGACGTCCGAGGAGAAGATCGGGGACGTCAACGCCAATGCACCTGTCGGTACGACGCAGGCACTGATCGAGCAGGGTGCCAAGGTATTCTCATCGATACATGCGAGACTACACCGCAGCCAGGCCAAGTCGCTAGCAATCCTATCCAGGATCAACCACTGGTACCTGGATGAGATGGACAACGAGTCTGGTACGGAGATCGCCGTACGTGACTTTGCAGACAATAACGACATTCGCCCAGTATCGGACCCCAACATATTCTCAGAGACTCAGAGACTGGCACAGGCGCAGGCGATCCTGCAGATGGCCACCTCTGCACCTCCTGGAATGTTCGACATGCGTGCCGTCTACGGCCGCATTTTGAGGCAGCTCAAGGTCCCCAACGTCGAGGAGGTCATGCCCAACCCTGACGGCATCAAGGAGTCCAACCCGGCTCTCGAGAACGTCTCGATGACGATGGGCAGGATGGCCGCCGCATACCCGGATCAGGATCATATTGCCCACATCAAGATCCACTTGGCTTACGCACAGGACCCGAACTACGGCGGCAGCCCAATGATTGGCCCCGTATTTGCACCGCACGCACTGGAGCACATCAAGCAGCATTTGACGCTACACTACCTGCAATCTATGCGTGGCTACGTCGCACAGGCATCCGGCGGCAAAGAAGCATTCAAATTGCATGAGGAGAAGCCTCTCGATGTAGAGGCTCAGCAGGCACTCTCACTGGCTGCCCAGATGGTGCAGGCTGACTCGCAGCAGACGTTTGCACCGGTCATGCCAGCAATCCAGGGGCTTGTACAGAAGGTTCAGCAGGCGCAGCAGGCGCAGCAGCAGAATATGCTCAACAATGACCCGACTGCCCAGGTCTTGCTCAAGACGCAGATGGCCGAGACTCAGCGCAAGGCGCAAGAGTTCCAGACTCAGATGCAGACAGATTTGCAGAAGACGCAGCAGGAGTATCAGCTCAAGGTTGCCGAGCTGCAGCAGAAGGTTGCAGAGTTGCAGGCTAAGTACACGACCCAGACAAACATCGATAGCCAGAGAAACGCTACAGATATCGCCCTCGCAAACATCAACAACTCCGCAAGGGAGCGGACTGCGATGATCACAGCAGGCGCACAGATGGATCAGCAGCAGGCGCAGCTAGAGCACGAGCAGAATCAGTCCGCAGCGGAGGCTATCCAGGCAGCGGAGCAAGACATACGCCAGCATGGTCTCGCAGTCGAGCAGCAGCAATTCCAGCAGGCTGCGCAGCAGGTTCAGCAGCAGGCTCAGGCGCAGCAGCAGGCCGATCAGCAGCGTATGCAGCACGAGCAGCAACTTCAGCAGCAAGCTATTCAACAGCAGCAACAGGCGGCACAGCAGCCTCAACAACCACCCCAGCAAGGATAAGTAAATGGAAAAAGAACTTGGTTTTAAGAAGGCCTACAAGATGACCGGTACACCCGGCTATGCAGGCGGACCAGATCAGAAGGTCGAGAGCGGTCCATCCGGCTCGCACCGTGACAATAACTGGAAGAAGGGCGCAGCTCAGGTCAAACTGAAGGGCACCAACAAGGTCGGCCCAGATAAGAACCTGAACGACATCGGCGGCGGCAATTTTTACTAATTAGGGCGGAAAAAACAATATCTTTGCATAAGTAGGTGTAGAGGGAACATATTCCGACGGGAATCGTTCTTGCCGATACAAGGACTAACCCTCTACATAAATTAACTTATCGGAGTTATAAAACGCTATGAAAGATTTTATTAGTGAAATTCTGGATAGAATTTTAATCGCTGAAAAAGAAATGATTGACTCAATTTCTTCCGGCGTAAATATACACAGCTTTGAGGCATATCAAAGGCTGGTAGGTAGGAGAGAAGGTTTATCTGATGCCTTGTCTATTATTAACAACATTTTATCAGATAGCGAACAAGCTGAATAGCTTATGAGGAGATTGCCGTATGGCGATTGATATGAAAGTTAAAGACGAACCAGACACTCGATCTTTTGATGAGTGTTTCCCAGATGTTGATCCCGGATTGGAAGTAAAAGGGGATCGTGTTTTGGTTCAACTTAGGCGTGAAAAATTTAAAAGCAAGGGCGGTATTGTCTTGGTGGCAGAGACAAGAGAGACCATACGCTACAACGAGACTGTTGCGTTGGTTAAACAGATCGGACCTTTGGCTTATAAAAGTCCAGACGACCTAACTCCGTGGCCAGAGGGTCCTTGGTGCGCTGTTGGGGATATAGTGACGACAATAAAATGGGGTGGATCTAGACACGTTGTAGATCCGGACGATGGTGGTCCTCCAGTAGTTTTTATTGTTATCCAAGCTCGAGAAATTGTAGCCAAAATTAAATCATTTGAAGCGGCTCAAAAACTCAAAGCGTTTGTAGACTAACTAACTTTTGGATAAAAGTATGGCAGACAATGAAAAAGATATCCCCGTCAAGGAGCAGGATGACGGTTCGGCACTCATCTCCATAGATCAGGAGGTTGATCCCTTCGAGAAAGAAGAGGGTGAGGATGATGAGGATGGCCACGCAGATGGCGGCACGGTAGAAGACAGTCACGAGGACGAGGGTGAGACCGAGGATGATCGTGAAAAGATTCGAGAGGCACGCAGAGAAGAGCGCAGGCTGAAGAAGGAGCTCGCAAAAGAGCGAGAGGCGTCAGCCAAGCACAAGATTAGCGCACTCGAGCGCAGGAATGAGGAGCTTGCTAGGCGGTTGGCCAACGTGGAGAACACAGCGGCATCATACCAATTTGCCCAGATAGATAAGGCCCTCGAGGATGAAGCGACTCGGGTAGAGTACAACAAGATGAAACTGCTGCAGGCCTCCCAATCGGGGGATGCTGCGGGCCAGGTGGAGTACCTGGAGCAGTTGCAGGATGCGAAGGCCAGACTGGCACAGATCCAGGCCTACAAGAAGCACCAGCTGGATGAGGCAAAACGCCCACGCCAGAATGTGCCGAATGAGGTCTCTGCAGACGTACAGAGGAACGCAAAAGACTGGCTCGGTAAAAATAAGTGGTACGATCCTCAGGCACGTGACACCGATAGCAAGATAGCCAAGGTGATTGACACGGAGCTGGCCTCAGAGGGTTGGGACCCGGCGGACCCAGAGTACTGGGACGAGCTGGATAATAGACTACAGGCACGACTACCCCACCGCTACGGCGGTAAGTCCGGTGCCCGCAGGGGTGGACCGACTGCATCGAGCAGGACGGCTAACCCAAGCGGAAAATCGGCAAATACTATTACGTTAAGCAAGGCAAGAGTAGACGCCATCAAGGATGCAGGAGCCTGGGACGACCCAGCCAAGCGTGCAAAGATGATCAGAGCCTACGCAGCCTTCGATAAACAAAACCGTAACGGATAAGGGTAGATAAAATGAATACGAGAATTAAGCGTGACGTGGAAGACCGTTTAGCAGAACGAGTCTTGGAGGTCAAAGCTAGAGCCGAAAGCTCAGAAGATTTATCAAATAGGGAACGCATAGAGGCGTTCCGTGATAAGTGGCAGAACTCTGCTCTGCCAGACATTCCAAAGGATGCTATCCCGGGAATGCACTTGTGCTGGTTGTCAACAACCAACACGTACGACAGTATCGACAAACGCATGGCATTGGGTTATGAGCCAGTGAAAGCCGTAGAATTAAAAGGCTTTGAAACGCTAGGTAAGATGAGCTCGGGCAAGTTTGAAGGCTGTGTTAGCTGTAACGAAATGGTTCTCTTCAAAATACCGGAAGAAATCTATCAGGAAGTGATGCGGATGATGCACCTGGAGGATCCACTGGAACACCAGCGCAACATCACCGCCCAAGTGCGCAATACTGCGCAGGAGGGCAAGGGTGGCCGTTCAATTCTTGAGGGTGGCGTTCTGGAGATGGAGAAGGCGGCCAAACGAGCGAGCAGCGATATTCGCTTCTCATAACATACTTCAATAAATACAAAGGAAATATAGATGTCAACGACATACAACCCCTTTGGTATGAAGCCAGCTTATCATCCAAGCGGCTTGGACCGTGCTACCCCATTCGTGGGTACCAACAGTTTCCAGGCAGCTACTGATAACTCATACAGCGCCCCCTACGGTTTGACCACGGGCCAGGCTTTCTACCAGTACCAGCCAGTAGCAATTAACTCATCCGGCCAGCTCTACCCGGCACCTACACTTGCAGCCACAGGCCGCATGTATGGCGTGTTTGACGGTGTTGAGTTCACCGACTCGCAAGGCCGCCGCTCGGTAGCCAAGTGGGCATCGAAGACAACCCTCGACGCATCGACACAGATCGTCTTCTGGTTGTTCACAGACCCCGCAATGGTCTACGAAGTTCAGTGTAACGGTTCCGTTGCAACTTCCGCAATCGGTCTCGAGTACAACTTTGACGCAACTAACACCGCAGCATCCGGTTACTCGATCGGTAACGGCGGCGCAGGCTTCTCGACAACAGCATTGGCAGCATCGCCTGTCGCAGCTGGTGCTCAGGGCCAGGTCAAAGTAGTGGGTCTTGGTCGTGAGACAGCATTCCCAACAGGCCAGACAAACGCCTGGGCAGATGCCTACACAATCGTCCAAGTTCAAGTTGCTAACAGCCAGTTAGTGGCTCCGGCAATCTCGGTTTAATTAACAACGAAAGGAACTAAACATGGCAACCCCAATGCGTAGTACGGACTTTCGTGCGGTAGTCGAACCGATTATCAACGAAGTCTTTGACGGTGTGTATGAACAACGTGCCGACGAGTGGAAAGGTTTTGTAGAACAAATCCAAGGTATTCCACGCAACTATCACGAAGAAGTAATGCTGTACGGCATGAATGCCGCTCCTGCGATGCCTGACGGTACTCCTGTCAGCTATGACCAGGGTGGTACTCTGTACATCACACGCTTCATCTATCAAATCTATGGCTTGGCATACGCCTTGACCAAAGTATTGATGGAAGACGGTGACCACATCCGTATCGGCAGCACCTTCGCCAAGCACTTGGCTCAATCAATGATCGAGACCAAGGAAACCCTGTGCGCTAACTTGCTCAACTTCGCATTCACAACCGGCTACACCGGCGGTGACGGCGTTACACTGGTCAACACAGCACACCCGATCGCTAACGGTCAAACCTTCAGCAACCAGCTCTCAACAGCCGCATCTCTCTCGCAGACATCGGTTGAGCAGATGCTGATCCAGATCCGCTCCGCCATTGACAACAACGGCAAGCGTATCCGCCTGAAGGCTGAGCAGCTGATCGTTCCACCCGCACTGGAGTTCCAGGCTGAGGTTATCCTCAAGTCCGTACTCCGCTCGGGTACAGCCGACAACGATCTTAACCCGATCAAGTCGACAGGCATGCTGCCAAAGGGCGCACACGTGGTGACACGTCTGAGCTCAAGCAAGGCCTGGTTCGTGCAGACAGACGCAGAAAACGGTCTGATGCTCGTAATGCGCCGCCCAATGGAGAAATCCATGGAGGGTGACTTCGAGACCGACTCGATGCGTTACAAGGCAACGGAGCGTTACGCTACCGGCTGGCACGACGCTCGTGACATCTTCGGCACCGCCGGCGTTTAATCAGCGCCAAAGCAGTAAAAAAAGGCTCCCCACGAGGGAGCCTTTTTGTTTTTGGGGCACTTTTTATCAATTTTTTGCATTAGTAGTTATAGGAAGACTTATCCCATTCTGACTGCCGAACTTCCCGGTACGACGACTCAGAGACAGTTTGGGAAAACCACTGAGACAAGGAAATTAACATGTCAAGCTCATTTACAGGCCCAATCCGGGTATTTAAGCGCAACAACCCAACCAACAACGGCGTGATTGCACCCGACAACACGGGCGCAGTAGCCTGCTCACAGCAGAGTTACATCACCAACCCAATCACGACAACCACCGCAGGCAATACAGTATTCACAACGGCAGACATCGGTACAACCACCGTGACACCATACGTGTTACCGGCCGGTGCGCTGATCAGTAACATCCGCCTATACCAGACTACAGTACCTGCAGGTTTAGTCGGTGGCGTTATCACCGTGGCAATCGTACAGACCAACCCAACCACGGGCGCACAGACGACGACAACCATCGGTACAATCACACCGACAGCAGCAGGTGGCGTGATCTCCATCTCGTTCGTGGCTTCTGCAGCAGTGGCTGCGATCCTGAACAACATCGGCGTCCTTGATGCGACACTGACGTTTACGGCAGCAGCCGTGACGACACTGACGAGCGGCTCGCTCGGCGGTACATTGGACGTATCCTACACTGCCCGCAACGTAGATGGATCAATTACTCCTATCGGTTCCGGCTACACCAACAGCTAAATAATCTCAGGGGGCTAACCACCCCCGTTACTTTTAAACTCAGGAGATTATTGTGACTGTATCAACAAACATATTTACATCACCACCTCACTCGGTGACGGTACAGGGTGCCTACGAGCCTTTTGACCTTCAGGTTGCACGCAACCAGATCATGGGTCACCAGGTCGTCAGCATCTTTGGATACCAGTCAGCAGTGACAACCACGTCAATCCCTGTCTGGGAGAATGCCGCAGCATACGTATACCCCACTACGGCATCGACACTGACACTCGTCAGTACATCCGCATCGGACGACACGTCTGCAAAGATTTTAATCAGCGGCCTGGATGCAAACTTTAACCCGATATCCGAGACGCTTGCAATGAACGGCACGACTGGCGTGACTACCGTCAACAGTTACTTCCGTATCAATAGCATGATCATGGTATCGCCTGGTACAGGTCAAAATACCAACATCGGTACGATTACACTCAAGCAGACGACAAACACACTCTCGCAGATCAACGCAGGCGTGGGCAAATCGCAGAGCACTGTATACACAGTCCCTGCGGGCTACAGTTTTTACTTGGATGTCGCCGAGGTCAATACATCAAACAGCTACACCAGCAGCACAATCGTCACGTACAAGGTACAGGCTATCAACAACGTGACTGGCGTCAAGCTGAGTGTCTTGCAGCAGCCTTTTGTCTCAATCTACACAATCAATCGCTCATCTGATCCGTTTATCTACACGGAGAAGACGGACATCCAGTGGCAGCTGTCTACGAGCACGGGCTCAATCGCAGCGGGTGTAGTAATTACTGGTAAATTGATCAAGAGCAATTCACAGGCGGCGTAAGTAAAAGATGTCGGTATATATTGACACGAGGGGAAACTCTGTCCTGTCTGTGGCGATCTGCGATCGCTGCAACAGGAAGTTTCCTTACGTGGATCTTATGCCGGATCCAAACTTTCCTGGTATGCGTGTCTGCAAGGAGGATCTAGACAATTTTGATCCGTGGAGACTGCCTGCCAGACAGACAGAGAATATTGCGCTGCGGTTCCCAAGACCAGATGTATCTATAGCACTGCAGCCTAATCAGATTATGACGGATGGTGGGTTTACTGAGGGTGCAAACTCGATCTTTATCGAGGGCGTCCCACCAGCAAGTGGTGCTCAGGGCGACTTGAATCAGCAGAGTACTGTCGTACCAACAACGCAGCAGCTGTACCCTTTTGTAAACTCAGTTACACCAAACCTTGGCACAAAGTCCGGCGGGACGCCCGTAGTGATTGTGGGTGCAAACTTCACGAGTGCCACGACGGTCAAATTTGGTGGAAGTGTGGCAACATTCGTAATCATAAACTCGACGGAGATACACGCAACAACTCCAAGCTACCCCGTCACGGGTATCGTGGATGTCAGCGTAATATCCCCGTTTGGCACGGGCACTTCACATGGTGCCTTTACCTACACGTAGAGATTAAATGGCCGATCAACCGATAACTGGACTACCCGTTGCGCTCACCCTGACAGGGAATGAGCAGGTTGCTGTCGTCCAGCTTGGAGTCACCAAGCAGGCGTCTGTCTCCCAGATTGCCAACGCAGCATCCCCCGGCAAACTTATCACCAGCGTCGCACTTAACTCATCAAATTACCTCGTGTTTTACTACAGCGACGGTACTCAGTCACTGGTGGGGCCTATACCGGGCTTTGTGTCTGCGACAATCAATGGAGCGGGGCACCTCATACTGACGCAGACGACTGGGGCGACAGTCGACTGCGGGTATGTCATTGGACCAATGGGGCCCACGGGCCCGACCGGCTCAACAGGCCCTACAGGATCAACCGGAGCAACCGGCCCCACTGGTGCGGCATCGACAGTCGTAGGCCCTACGGGGCCTACAGGACCGACTGGTAATGTTGGACCCACTGGTGCGGCATCGACAGTCGTCGGTCCAACAGGTCCAACCGGGGCAACAGGGCCAGCATCGACAGTAGCGGGACCTACAGGACCTACAGGAAACACGGGCAGCCAGGGTGGTACCGGATCAACTGGCCCCACTGGTGCCATGGGCCCCACGGGCCCGACAGGCGTGCAGGGTGCTGCATCATCCGTGCCTGGTCCAGCAGGGCCAACAGGGCCCACAGGATCGACGGGCGCCGCATCGACCGTTCCCGGACCGACAGGACCAACAGGGCCCACGGGGGCGACTGGTGCTGCCTCGAGCGTCCCGGGACCTACAGGCCCGACTGGTGCCACAGGACCGACCGGTGCAGCATCGACGGCACTGGGCCCTACGGGCCCCACAGGTGTAACGGGTGCCACGGGGCCCACGGGAAGCGTCGGACCAACAGGCCCGACAGGCGTACAGGGTGCCGCATCATCAATACCGGGACCAACCGGTCCAACAGGCACGCCAGGCACTCCAGGCGGCCCAACGGGGCCAACAGGACCCACGGGGGCGGACTCTTCCGTCCCAGGCCCAACAGGGCCTACTGGTCCTACAGGATCGACCGGAGCATCCGGACCTACTGGGCCCACAGGGGCGACTGGATTAACAGGGCCTACTGGTCCTACAGGATCGACCGGAGCATCCGGCCCAACAGGCCCAACCGGTCCTACAGGATCAACCGGCAATACAGGACCAACAGGGCCTACAGGGCCGGGCACTGTGACATCGGTATCTGTCGCCACCGCAAACGGTTTGGCTGGAACATCCAGCGGGGGTGCCACTCCAATTCTAACCCTCTCGACTACAGTCACCGGGGTAGTAAAAGGCAACGGCACATCGCTATCCGCTGCGACGGCCAACACGGATTACCTGATACCGGCACTCGCCAATACGGCAGTGACTGGATTTAAGTCTGCCACATTCAACGGGCAGATAAGTAACTCATCAACGTCCGGCTCGATTACGGTAGACTGGACTCAGGGTAGTTTTCAGACTCAGGCAGCACCAACGGGTACGATAACCTACACGTTTACAGCACCCGTCGGCATCTGTCACCTACAGCTATTCATTGCGGCACCGACAACGGCCCAGACGATTGTATGGCCTGCCAACTTATTTTGGCTTGGTGCTACGTGGGCGGGTGCAAATGGAAAGGCGTCCATGATAAACTTTTACTATGACGGCACAAATTATTACGCCATCGGGACTAATCAGGTGTAGACATGACTCCAGTTATTACTAGCCAACCGGCAGTAGTTGTACACGACGACATCTCAGCGATTAACTTTACCGCAAAGGGTGGTGGTTATACGCTGAGTGATGCCATTGTGGGCGATACTGACTACATCAACTCCCTGACACCAGACCAGATCACGGCGATTCAGACTGAACGCTTTAACAACTGGTACACGATTATCACTACCCCAACGGAAGCCCCCGTCGATCCTGTTGACCCACAGGTGTAATAAATGGCTGCTCGATACTGGGTCGGTGGTACTGCAACGTGGGATGGTACAGCAGGTAGCAAATGGGCATTAACTTCTGGCGGTGCTGGTGGTCAAGCTGTTCCTACGTCTGCTGATACGGTATTCTTTGATGCTAACTCAGGCGCAAACACAGTAACGATTGGTTCTGGTACAGCAGTATGCTTAACGCTTACTCTTACTGGTTTTACTGGAACATTAGCGTTCGGCACTAACTCAATTACGGTATCTGGCACTAACACCACAATATTTACAGGTGCAACTACTTGTACGGTAACAGGAACACCATTACTAATTTGTAATGGAGCAGGAACTAGCGGTCAAACAAGAATTATTAACACTACTTCTATGGCTGAAACTAACTTAATTAGTTTCAACATAACAGCAGGGGTAGACATTGTAAGTTTTACTACATCAAGAACAAAAACCATAAACTTTACTGGTTTTACAGGATCATTAGTAGCTACTTCACACACTATTTATGGTGATTTAGTTTTATCGTCAGGAATGACCGTAACTGCAAGTGCGACTGTTTTAACTTTTTCTAGCACCCTTGTCCAACAAAACATTACAACAAACGGTACATTGTTAGATAGACCACTTACATTTAGTGGAACTAATACTTATCAATTACAAGATGCTTTAACTACAAGTTCAGCGAGAACACTGACGCTGACAACGGGTACGTTAGACTTAAATAACAAGACACTAACTACTGGATTGTTTTCGTCATCAAACTCAAATACTAGAACTTTAGCTTTCGGTGTTTCTGGCTCTTTAAACGTAGGCGGTACTGGTACAGTTATAGGTTGTTTAACATATACTGGCTTAACCATAACAGGATCATCAAACGTCAACGTAACGAGTACTGGCTCTACGGCTATAACAATTCAAACTCCCAACGTAACAAACCCGTTTAACTATGCGTTTACTGGTGGTACATACGCACTTACATTTTCAGTTAACTTCCTTGTAGGTGGTCTTAACTTTACAGGTTACGCAGGTACTCTAGGTAATGCTGCTTTGGCTATTGGTGGAAGCGTGGTTATATCTACCGGAATGACGTTAACCGCCGGAACAAACGCTTGGACGATAGCTGGTTTAACGCAGCAAAATATAACTACAAACGGTAAGACACTAGATTTCCCAATTAACTTCGGTAGCGGATCATCCACTAATACAGTTCAACTTCAAGATGCAATGACTTTAGGCAGCACTAGGGCAGCTTTGCTTAATAGTGGAACGCTAGACTTAAACAATAAAGTATTAACCGCAGGCTCATTTTCTTCGTCAAATACCAATACTCGTTCAATATTGTTTGGTACTGGAAATATTACATTAGCCACAAATAACGGAACAATTCTTGCCGGGGCAACCTTAACGGGGTTTACCTACACAGGTACTCCGACTATAAACGCAACATACTCAGGGGCTACAGGTACTAGAACATTTAACTGGGGTAATACTGCTGGTGGATCAGAAACAAACGCTGTATCAATTAACATATCTGCTGGTACAGATATTGTTGCACTTTCAACTGTATTTTTAAATTTAGACTTTACAGGTTTTGCAGGTACATATAGCAACAACACCAAAAATATTTATGGAAATTTAGTTATATCTACTGGCATGACGTTAACTGCTGGAACACTCGCTCAGTCTTTTAGTGGAACGCTTACTCAACAAAACATTACAACAAACGGTAAAACGCTAGATTTTCCACTTACATTCAGCGGCACAAATACGTATCAACTGCAAGATGCAATGACGGTCGGTAGTACCAGAATTATTACGCTTACTACTGGCACGTTGGATATGAATAGCAAGACACTTAATTGCGGGTTCTTTGCTTCAAGCAATAACAACTCAAGAACTCTTGCATTTGGAACAGCAACTTTATATGTAAACGGTAGTGGGGCTAATACTTTTGTATCAAACGGTACACCTGCAATGTTGGCTACGGGTAATAGGGTTGTTATTGCCACTTATTCTGGTTCTGTGGGTACAAGAACATTTACAACTGGTGCTGTATTAGAAACAAGTGCTGTAGACCTATATATAACTGGCGGCACAGATACAGTCACGCCAAACGGAAACTTTAGGACAATAGACTTTACGGGTTTTGCAGGTACTTTAACCAACATTGGCCGATCTTTGTATGGAAACTTAGTTTTAAGTACGGGAATGACAATTACAGCAGGAGCAACTGGAACAACATTTGCCGGGACATTATCGCAGCAAAATATTACATCCAACGGTAAAACGATGGATTTCCCTATTGCTCTAAACGGGACAAACACTTACCAACTTCAAGATGCACTAACAATCGGTAGCACTAGGACATTAAACCTTACAACGGGAACACTAGATTTAAACGGAAAAGTTTTAACGTGCGGAATATTTGCATCTGGTAACTCCAACGTCAGGGCGTTAAATGCAAACTTAGGTAGTATTTACGTCACAGGTAATGCAGCGGCGATATTTACTGTTTCACCCGAAACAAACATGACTGCAACCAGCGTCATCCCAATTTATTTTACTTATTCTGGTGCGACAGGAACTCGACAGCTTAACGGTTCTGGTGTTGGTGGTACGGTGCTATTTGATGCCTACTTTAATGCTGGTTCTGATACGGTTCAAATATCAAACTACTTTTGCCGCAATATCAATTTTACTGGCTTTACTGGTACGTTTAATAATCAGTCAACAAACTTGCAGGGTAACGTAATCTTTTCCTCTGGAATGGCAACGGCTCAAGTAAGCGGTACTTTTAACGTAGCATCCAATACTGCAACGCAGCAGATTACAAGTAACGGCGTAACACTAAACTTCCCCGTAAGCATTTACGGAACAACATCTGGCGGTTTGCAGTTACAGGACAATTTAACCGTTGCTACCACGCAGTCAATTACTTTAACGCAAAGAACGCTTGACCTTAATACTCACAATTTAAGTTGTGGGTCAATATCGACATCGGGAACGCTTACCCGTACTATTGCCTTGGGTACAAACACCCTTACGCTGACAGGTTCTGGTACTGTTTTTGATGCTACTACGCCGACAGGATTGACTGTTACAGGCACAGGAACGATAAGCACCAACTCCGCAAGTGCAAAGACATTCATAGGCGGCAGTATTACCTACCCAACTTTGAGCCAAGACGGTGCTGGTACGTTGACAATTACTGGATCAAATACGTTTGCCAACATTACAAATACGGTACAACCGACTACAATAACCTTTACAGCCGGAACCACTACAACGGTAAGCAACTTCAATGTCAACGGTACATCTGGCAACCTAGTAACGCTTAACTCTAGCACACCGGGAACTCAGGCGACGTTGACAAAGTCGGGGGGAGGAACTGTAACATCAAACTATTTAAGCATACAAGACTCAAACGCAACTCCGGCATCAACCTGGAATGCAAATAATTCTACCAACGTCAGCAACAATACCGGATGGAATTTCGGTGCCGTGGTTGTGACGGTTGTAAACGCACTATTTTTTGGGGCATTCTTTTAAACAATGAACAAAAAATTAAAAATTGCTGTATATGCAATTTGTAAGAACGAGGAGCAGTTTGTCGAAAGATTTTGTAACTCAGCCAAGGATGCGGATATTATCCTGATAGCTGACACGGGATCAACAGACAACACGGTCGAGCTGGCAAAGAGGCACAATGCTGTTGTGCACAACATATTTATCAGCCCATGGAGGTTTGACAAGGCCCGTGATGCGGCACTCGCACTAATACCGAGCGACGTGGATGTCTGCGTCTCACTCGACTTGGATGAGGAACTCCAGCCGGGTTGGCGGGAAGAGATTGAGAGAATCTGGAAAGATGACACTACACGAATGCGTTACAAGTTCGACTGGGGCTGTGGTATTGCTTTTCACTACGAAAAAATACATCATAGAAAAGGTTATCACTGGCACCATCCTTGCCATGAGTATCCTGTTCCCGATCTGAGGACTAAAGAGGTCTGGGCCCATACGGATATGCTTCTCGTGATCCACAAACCGGATCCGACAAAGTCAAGGGGGCAGTACCTGGACCTACTCAGGGTGGCGGTCACCGAGGACTCCAGGTGCCCCAGGAATGCCTTCTACTATGCACGTGAGTTGACGTTCTACAGCAAGTGGCTCGATGCCGTAGCGGCACTCAACAAGTACCTGGAGATGCCTGAGGCGACATGGCAAAACGAAAGATGCTACGCCATGAGGCTCCTGGGTACCTGCTACGAGGAGCTTGGTCAGGATGGCACGGAGTGGCTCAAAAAAGCCTGCAGCGAGGCCCCCAACACGAGAGAGCCTTGGGTAGAGTTGGCGATGATCTACTACCGCAGGTGCATGTGGCGAGAGTGTTACGAGGCCTGTAAGAGTGCGCTAAAGATTACAGACAAGGCCGAGGTCTACACGATGGATCCATCGGTATGGGGCTCAAAGCCTCACGATTTACTGGCAATATCCGCCCACAACCTTGGGCTGAAGGAAGAGGCGATTGAGCAGGGGCAGATAGCGGTAGATCTGGACCCGAACGATTTGAGACTCACAACAAATTTGGAATACTACAGGAAATAACATGGCACAGTCAGGGTTTACACCACTGCAACACTACTACAGCACAACTGCGGCGAGTGCACCGCTGGCCGCCAATCTGGTCAGTGGTGAGCTTGCGATCAATATCACGGACGGAAAGCTGTACTACAAAGACAACTCTGGCGTCGTCCAGGTTATTGCCAGCAAGGCAGGCAACGTCAACGTATCATCGTTCCAGACATCTTTATCGGGCCTGACGCCATCGACATCAACCACGGGCGCAGTGACGCTGGCTGGTACGCTCGGTGCGGCATCTGGCGGTACTGGTGCAACGACGTTGACTGGCTACGTTTACGGCAACGGTACGGGTACCATGACGGCATCAACGACGATCCCGACATCGGCTTTGACGGGTAACTTCGTCAGCACCTTCAGCGCAGGGACTACCGGGTTTACACCAAATACGGCTACCACTGGCGCAATTACTCTGGGCGGCACTCTGGCCACTACAAACGGTGGGACTGGATTAACCTCATTCTCTACCAATGGTGCGGTCTATGCAACCTCAACATCTGCACTGACGACCGGCACGCTCCCCATCTCTGCCGGTGGAACCAACTCTACGGCCACGCCAACAGCCGGAGGCGTCGGGTACGGTACTGGTACAGCGCACGCCTATAGTGCTGCTGGGACAAGTGGGCAGCCTTTGATAAGCGCAGGAGCAGGTGCCCCTGCGTTTGGCACACTCGGGGTTAACGGCGGCGGTACTGGATTGACATCACTTACAGCCAATTACATCCCGTACGGCAACGGTACGAGCGCATTCCAATCCTCAACCAACTTGACCTTTGATGGTACAAACTTCACAGTAAAAGGTAACTCTTATCTGGGTGGTGCATCGGGGTCGCAGTCTTTATACGTTCCGACTGTTTCTAGTGCGGTAAATTACATTCAAGCGTCAGGGAATACAACTGGAAATGCGCCTTCATTATCTGCACAAGGTAGTGATACAAATATTCCCGTTATACTCCAAGCAAAAGGGACGGGCGGTGTTTATCTAACATCAAATAATTATTCAGCTTTCCAAAACGGAGTGGGCGCACTTCAGTTTAACGTGACAAGCACAGCATCAGCAGTTAATTATTTGCAGACAACAGCGGCAACTACGGGTAATTCCCCCGGTTTATCTGTACAAGGTAGTGATACCAATATTGGGTTTTCAATAACTTCAAAGGGTAATGGATCAATTGGCTATTACTCAAATAGCTATAGCAACCCACAATTTTTTGTGTCAAGCGCAGCATCAGCAGTTAACTACTTACAAGTGTCGGGTGCAGCTACGGGTAGTGGACCTTCATTATTAGCACAAGGTAGTGATACAAATATTTCAATTGTAACCAGCTCAAAAGGTAACGGGGCAATTGGTTATTACTCAAATAATTTTAGAGATCCTCAATTTTTTATAGCAAGTACAGCGTTAGCAGTTAACTATTTGCAGGTTACTGGAAACACAACTAACAATGGCCCTGTAATATCTTCAGCAGGTTCTGATGCAAATATTTATTTAACTTACAGCACGAAAGGAAATGGGGCACATTTATTTTTTGCAGGGGGAGCTACTCAATTTGGTATAGGAAGCAATTCATCCGCAGTTAACTTTGTATTAAGTTACGGATCTTCGACAGGCAATCCCGTATTATTGACAGCAAACGGATCTGATACTAACATCGGAGTTGCACTTGTCCCCAAGGGCACCGGGCTGGTTCAGTTTGGCACTTACACCTCGGGCGCACTTACGCCGGCAGGATATATTACTATTGCAGACTCGAACGGCATATCTCGCAGACTATTGGTAGGGTAAATTAAATGAATGACGCAATAAAAGAAGTACCACTTAAATTAACTTCGGAAGAGATAAATTTTGTGCTGCAAGTCCTTGGTGAGTTGCCAACAAAATCCGGAGCGTTTCCGTTGTGTGCAAAGATTCAACAACAGCAGCAGGCCTCTGCGATTGTACAGGCCCCAATAACTCCAATACAAGACTGAGGAAAACATGGCTACTACATACACGTGGAGGGTTAACAATCTCCTAGTCTCACAGACACCGGAACCGAATACTGCCGTGATATCCAACTTCACGCTGGTTGGCTCCGACGGAGTCAAGTCGGGCCAAGTAACGTACTCCGTAAATTTACTACCGGCGAGTGCATCCAACTTTACTCCGTACAATCAGATAACTCAAAGTCAGGCTATTCAGTGGACGCAGGATGCACTTGGACCCGACCGTATCGCATCGATGGAGTCAGAGGTGCAGTCTCAAATAACGGAGCAGGAGTCACCCACACCACAGCCGGCCCCGTTGCCATGGTCAACAAATTAAAAGTTGAATAGCTAAAATGTCAAACGATAACATAGACCTCTACGAGTATGGGAAACTGGTGGCTACCGTCGAAGCACTTGAAAAAAAGATAGACAAACTTGAGCACAACATGGAGCAGCTCCTGACGCTCGCCAACAAATCTCGTGGCGGGTTCTGGGTCGGCATAATTTTTGTATCGGCGATAAGCTCCGTGTTTGGATACTTTGCGAGTCATTTTGTAAAATGAAAGACATCATCAGCCAGATACTGACAGGGAAAGATAACCAGACCAACGACATCGCAAGGTGGTCCTGGCTGATCTCGCTCGCTGTAGTCATCGGGCTCGCTATCTATGAGGTGATGAACCATGCAGGTTTCAGCATACGAGAGTTTGCGGAGTCTGTAGGGATCATCAGTGGAGCACATGGTGCTGCGGTGATGATGAAGAAAGACACGGAGCCACAGTAATGTTTCCGATACCGACACTCACGTGGATCAAGATAGGGATCGTGATAGCTGCGATTGTATTCGCCTACTTTAAGGGATACTCAAGCGAGCACGAAAAATTTATCAGGTTCCAGGCTGAGACGGCGGCCGTCGGAAAGGCTCAGGAGCTTGCTAACCAAAACATTGAGAGGGAGCATCAAATTGTCAACACGGGTATTAAAAATAGCTACGAGGCTCGCCTTGCTGCTGTCAACGGTGCTTATTCTGTCGGCGTGCAGCACGCCGGTACCGGTGGCGGTAACGTGCCCACCATTTCCATCGCCCCCACCAGAGTTATTAAAATCGCCTCCGACCCAGAATTTGTTGGACGATGTGCTCAAACCACAGTCCAGCTCATAACGCTGCAGGACTGGGTCAGGCAAAACTTGGAGGTCAAATGAACGTAGCGGATAGGATAACAATGTTGTGTTGCGCAACATTATCGATGGTTATGGTAGCGACTGTGGGAGTGGTTTTGGTAGGATTGTTTGACCCTCAAGTAGATAACAACGAAATATTTAAAATGATAACACCCGCATTTAATACGATTGTAGGTGCTTTTGTTGGGACTATAGCTGGTATAAAAATAGGTAAAGATAATGCTTAATAATTGGGATAAATCATTTGAGCTTGTTATCAAAAGTGAGGGTGGTTTTACAAACGATCAAAACGATCCCGGCAACAGGATGCCGGACGGTCGCCAGGGTTGCACAATCTGGGGCTGTACGCAGAAAACTTGGGAGGCCTACGTCGGGCACCAAGTCACGCAGGACGACATACGTAAATTGACAAAAGAGGACGTCAAACCCCTGTACAAAAAAGAGTACTGGGACAAGGTCTCCGGGGACTCTTTACCGGTCGGGATAGACTACCTGCTGTTTGATTTCGGTATCAATGCCGGGCCGAAGACTAGCGTCAAAACGCTCCAGAAGGCCCTCAAGCTCTCCGATGATGGGGTCCTTGGCCCAAACACCATGCTTGCAGTAAAAACCGCCGACCCGATCGCATTGGCCAAAAAGTTTGGCTCTGAGAAGATTCACCACTATGAGAACCTGCCGACCTACCCACGATACGGCAAGGGCTGGCTGGCTCGAGTGGCTCAGGTTGAAAAGGTTGCTATTGAGATGATTGGGGCATAAAAATCCAATTTTTTGCATTAGTAGTAATAGGCAGGGATTGATCACCCCTGAAAAATAACAACTTACCCTAGGGAAATAAAAATGGAAGGCTTCAAAAAGTTACCAAAGATGCAGTGCTTTAAGGAAGGCGGTCACATTAAGAGTGACTACGTCACCAAAAAAGAGCTCAAACTTGAGGAAAAGCGGGACGAGTCGAAAGACAAGGCCATGATCAAGAAGAGCTTCAAACAGCACGATGAGGCCGAGCACGATAAAGAGCCGACCGAGATTAAACTCAAGCGTGGCGGTCGTGCCAAAAAAGACTGCGGTACAGTCAAAAAGTACAAGACCGGCGGCGGTGTGTATGGTGCCAAAAAGGATGAGGCCGACAAAAAAGCGATAGCCGAGGAGAAGAAAATTGTACCCAAAAAGGCTGCAGCCCCATCCAAGGCGGCAGAAAAGTCTAACTTCCGTGGCAGCGATGTCGAGAAAGAGAAGAGCAAGCCATCCGACGGCGTGGACAAGACGAGAAAAGTCAAACCAACCGGCGACAAGAAAGCCATGGCACCCTCGGCTGCATTGACTGAGACACCTTTCCAGGCTCAGGAAGATCTTCCTGGATATGCAGATGGACGCAGCGTGGCTGAATACTTGCGTGATAAGTTTATGGGTACAACGGCACAAAATGCACAGGCACGCCGGGACATGCAAAATTTGGCACAGCAGCAGCCTGGAATGATGGGCCGTGCAGCAGCCGCAGGTAACGCAATGGATGCTGCGACTCTCGGTGCGGCGCAACCTACAAACTTGGGACGTGCAGCCACAAACGCACCTGCGCAGCCAGGGATTACCCCAGGCCGCTACAATGAGGGCGGCGACGTCCACATTCACCACCACTACCATGGTGCAAACGGTCTAAGCGATCCTTACTAAGGGGGCGGTATGCCAATAAAATCAGAGGCTCAACGCAAGGCGATGTACGCCGCAGCAGAGGGTAAGAGCAATATCGGCATCCCCAAAAAGGTGGGCAAGGAGTTTGTCAAGGCGGGGGCCGCCAGCAAAAACTTGCCCAACAAGGTGCCCAAAAAGGCATCCGGCAGGGGGCGATAGCAGATGGCCGACTACTCGGGCACTTACAACCAGACCCAGATCACGGTCGGGCAACTCATTGAGTATGCCTTCCGTGCGGCTGGTAAGACGGCCGAGGAGCAGACTCCGGAGTATATAAACGCCGCAAAGCAGGCGCTTTACTACATCCTGATGAACCTCTCCAACCGTGGTGTAAACCTGTGGATGCTGAAGTCTGTGCTGCTCGGTACAGTTGCAGACCAGACTGTGCTGCCCATGGCTCCCGAGACTATTGACGTGCGTGAGGCAAACTGGAGGTATCTAGTAACGCCTCAAATATCTTCAGCTCTGCCGATAGATAACATCGGATCCCCCGCAATTTTCGATGGCACACTCAGCACTTTTGCAACCTCTACACTTACTGAAAACTGGTTTGGTGCCGCATACCAGAGCCCTCAGCGCATGTTTCAGGTTGGCTTTAATGCCTACGTCCCCGGGAGCGGAACCGCCACATACAACTTGATTCTAGAGTCAAGCGAGGATGGTGTTACTTGGATCACGGCGCAGACGTTACCAGCAGTTACTCTCTCCGACAAGGAATGGTTTTATTACGAAATTGATCCTTCCCAATCGCACTATTTTTACCGACTCCGGTCAACTTCAGGCACAGTATTTTCTCTTCGACAGATTGTATTCTCATACACGCAGCAAGATATTCCACTAGCCAGACTTAATAGGGACGACTACTGGAACCTTCCAAATAAACAGTTTACGAGCCAAAGATCTTTGCAGTACTGGTTTGACAGGACGCTGGATCCAGGAATGTATCTGTGGCCGATTCCAAGCAATGACTTCCAGTGCTTTCAGTTGGTTATTGAGACCAAACTGATGGATGCCGGTAACCTCTCTAACAAACTCTACGTGCCCGAGCGTTGGCTCATGGCGATACAGTCCTGGCTCAGTCACGAGATGTCGATCCAGTTGCCTGGTGTTGACTTGGCACGCATCCAGTACCTTGAGGGCCAGTACGCCAAGTGGCTGCAGCAGGCGGAGGATGAGGAGAGAGACAAGTCGCCGATATACTATCAGCCCAACATAAGTTACTACACGAGATAACATGAGCGTACCAGTCCAAACATACGACTCACTTGTGGCTGACGTGATCAACTACAGTGAGCGTGACGATGCACAATTCATTGCACAGATACCCAGCCTGATTTATTTGGCCGAGCAGGAGATTGCTGCCCAGGTCAAGACGCTGCTGCAGTTGACTGTCGTCAACACGACGCTAGTATCTGGATCTCAGGGTGCCGTACTTCAAAAGCCTGCACGATGGAGGAAGACGGTATCGATGAGCGTCAATGGTGAGCCGATCGTAAAACGCAGCCAGGATTATGTCCGGCAGTTTCAGTACGAGGTATCCTCTGGTCAGCCTCTCTACTACGCAGATTACGACTACAATAACTGGTCCCTGGCCCCAGTACCTGATCAAGCGTATCCTGTCCAGATTACTTACTACAGCCTGATACAGCCACTGAGCTCAGACAACCAGGAGAACCTAATCACGAGAGAGGCTCCACAGGCACTCTTGTATGGGACCCTGTTACAGGCGCAGGGGTACCTGAAATCTTTGGACAAGATTGCAGTCTGGAAATCGTACTACGATACGTCGATGGCTGCCCTCAAGGCGGAGAACAACAGCCGCAACATAGACCGAAATACAACCATCCAAGAGCCATAAATGACGACATTCACATCACCGTTTACCGGCGACATTGTCGAGCCGACAGACGTAAGCTATACACCAATATCGTTCGGTTCCAATGTCACTCTGGCATGGCCAGCATACGTGCCGCCAAACTCTTCGCAGATCGCTGCTGCGAGGATTATGGAGTGCACCGCTACTGCTACCGGTTTGACAATCATACTACCCCCTGGAAGTCAGGGCTCCGTTGGTACGGATATCCTGATCCGCAACGTCGGCAGCAACTCCTTTACAGTCACTGATAGCGCAGGGTTTGAGTCTGCCACGGTTGCAGCGGGTCAGGCACGATACTTCTACCTGACATCAAACACGACCGATGCGGGTACGTGGAGCAACTTCACGTACGGTACCGGGACATCCTCCGCAGATGCTGCATCCTTGGCGGGTGCCGGACTATCTGCCTTGCTGGGTAAGTTAGTCACTTCAAACGTCGTCGTAGAGGCCTTTACCAATCCTACGCTGAACGAGACTGACCGTGGCACGACGTACGTCTGGACGGGTGGTGCGAGTCCATTCACGATGCCTACATCGGCCAACATCAATCTTGGCTGGTACCTCATGCTGCGCAACAGCGGTACCGGTGCCCTGACAGTTACGCCCCAGGGTACATCAACAATCAACGGCAATACCAGCCAAGTATTTAACCCCGGCGACTCTGCGATTATTGCGTTTGAGAAAACCACCGGCAACTTTTTTACCGTCGGTCTGACAAACCAGAACGCAGTCACGTTGACGTCCAGCACGTACGACGTGGACAGTATTGCAGGCAACTCTCTGAGCCTCGTCAGTAATGCGCCAAACATTCAGTCCTACGTCGCACTCTCCGGTACACGTACGCAGACTTTGGTGGTCACGCTGCCTACTATTACACAGCTGTATGTGATCAACAACAACACGGGGCACTCTGGCTACAACGTATCGTTCCAGGTCAGTGGCAGTTCGCAGACTCCTGTACCATTCCCGACAAACACCGTATCGTTAATTTTGACAGACGGATTGAACGTCTACATACTTACTTCGGTGGGTGCATCGACATTCTTTGCAGCGAATGGTACGGCATCGGCCCCATCGTTCTCATTCCTGAACGACACGACTACCGGTCTGTATCTAAAATCAACAGCGGTCCTTGGATTGGCAGCAAACGGTACTCAGATGATTGCCGTCGACAACAGTAACCCGTCATCGCCACACGTTGACGTGACGGGTCTCTTGACTGCAACCTTAATCTCTGGCGGGACGTTTTAAATGGCTGATCAGCAGCCTATGGTATACACGCTTGGTACCAATGCAGGTATCAAGCGAGACGGCACCACATTCGAGTCCCGTGAGTATAGTGATGGGCTCTGGTGTAGGTTTCAGCGTGGTATACCCAAAAAGATGGGCGGGTATCAGCAGATGTTCCGTACGCCTAGCGGTATCCCGAGGGGCATGATTGTAAACCCGTACAACGGCGTTAACTACATGTTCATCGGGAACCAGAACGGTATAAACGTCTTTACATCGAGCACCAACCTTGGCATCGGTAGCGGCCCCTACACGGCCACCATCTATACAGGCTACTCTCAGCAGACTATCACATCAAATACTACGACCTCGATAACTATCAACAGCGGCACGACAAACCTGACGAGCCTATACCCTGCCGGGACCCAGATCGTATTCAGTCAGACTCCTGGTGCCACGGTGTACACAGTATCAACCTCGACATACTCAAGCCCCAACACGGTCGTAAACTTCAGCCCAGCCGTATCTGGATCGCCTACAACCGTATGGGTAGCCAATACATCATTCTCGGCAAACTCCAACAACCTGTGGCAGTTTGACCTGCAGTACAGCCCACTGGGTGGAAATCTTCAGGTCCTGGCTCACCCGGGTCAAAATTTGGGCAACATCGATAGTGGTATCCAGACCCAGGTACTGGTCGGTAACGTGCTGCCGGGATCGAATCAGTCGTGGAGCTTTTACGGACTCGCCGATACCGGCGGACAGAACCCCACTTACAAACCAGTATCAGTCGATGGCGGCGTGTGCGTCATATATCCATTCGTGTTTGTATACGGATCGAATGGGTTTATATCTAACAACAACGTCAGCACAACATACGGTCAGCAGACCCTGTACGATTGGAATGGGCCCCTGGCAAACCAGGTCAACATGGCCTCTAGTAAGATCGTCAAGGGCGTCTCTGTCCGTGGCGGTACCAACTCACCATCGGGCCTGTTTTGGGCGACTGATAGCCTAATACGTGCATCCTTTACGGCGGACGCAACACTCCCCTGGAGGTACGATATTCTTTCCAGCCAGATCTCAATCATGTCATCCAACTCAGTCGTCGAGATGGATGGCATATACTACTGGATGGGGGTCGATCGCTTTTACGCCTACAATGGTGCGGTCAAATTACTCGCAAACGACAAGAACGTCGACTGGCTATTTAACAACATCAACTACCAGCAGCGTCAAAAAGTTTGGGCGACAAAAGTCCCCCGCTACAATGAGATCTGGTTCTTCTATCCACGTGGCACCAATACCGAGTGCAGCGATGCAATTATCTACAACACCAAGGACGACCTCTGGTACGATGCAGGCAGCGCAGAGGGAGCACGCAGGTCTTGCGGATACACGACGGAGCTCTTGCCGTCACCAGTGTGGTGCGGCTGGGACTACACAGCAATATTTAGCAGGGCCTATACTGTACTAGCTACTCCTACTGGTCAGACGCCCGCCACAATCAGTCAGGTATATCTGGCCGGTAATCAGACGACTACATTCTACCCGGGTGCAGAGATCTCACTGAGCAATATCACAGGCGCAACGTCGTACGTCGTCGCATCAAGCTCTTTCATCTACAATACAAGTACCGAGTCTTTGGGCGGCGTGACGCTGGTGACGATAACCACGAGCTTTCCTACAATCATCGCTGCAGGAAAGTTGGTCTACTTCAACAACTCCGGGTACGGCGTCTGGCAGCATGAGATTGGCACCGACAAGGTTACGGATACAACCACTGAGGCGATACCATCCTACTTCACAACCTGCGACATTAGTTGGGTCGGAGGAAACCCGTCTCAGGATGCCTCACCGGGCGTAAACCTTCGCATGCACCTGACTCGTGTAGAGCCAGACTTCGAGCAGTCGGGCAACATGAACATGTATGTACTTGGGCGCAAGTTTGCCAGGGGCGATGAGGAGATTATGGGGCCATACACGTTTGGACCCAGTGATGGCAAGATAGATACACGCCTCGAGTACCGTGAGATGCGGCTCCAGTTTGAGTCCAACGAGGTCGGGGGCAACTACCAGATGGGTAGAAACCTCGTCACGGTAGAGTACGGCGACCAGAGGCCCTGATGACAATCCGGCAGAGTATTGTCATGCTGCCCCAGTTTGCCACCTGGGACGACTGGAATGGTGACCTGCTGCACTACTACGGCGAGGAGCCTATCCCTGTAGTCAAGGAGGATGACTGGCGTGAGGTGGCATTTTGTCTTATCAATTTGCCTACGTTTGTCAACTTTGCAATCCCGGGGCCCGGCGAGTTTGATCACTGGCAGGAGTGGGTCCGTGAGCTGATTGTCGCCGTAAATGGACCGACAATCTAGGGCAATTTAACCACAATTTTTGCATTAGTAGATATAGATGCAATAACAACGTAAAGAAGAGCACATGGCCTGGAGTTTCATAGACGACGGAAGTGGTGGCGGGTATTACTACGATAGTGATACCGGCGCAGTGTCGACCGATCCGAGCGTCATGCAGACGGCAAATACGTCAATCACTCCGGGCAATGTCGCAGCAGCCTACCAGCAGCTTACTGGCCAGGCCCCTACACAGGACTGGATCAACCAGACCGTAAACGCCTACCAGGGTGATCCAAACGCCACAGTGGCGAACGTGTTGAGGGACACGGCGACGGCAGCATCTGCGAGCGGGACGCCCTTCTCCAACGTGGCGGGGGATCCAAATAGCTTTTCTGCTGGGGCCCAGTACTATCAGAGCCAAGGATACGTTCCAGGTGGGACGACTTATGAAGGCGTCCCGACATCTTTTATTGATCCAAGCACGGGTAAAGTTGTTGCCTCTTATGGAGTGACTCAACAGGATCAGGGAGGCACACCAACATCATACGCATCCAATCAGTTTCAGTGGAACCCGACAAGTTCTTTGCCTCAGGGGTATACAACTGCTTTAGCTATCCCACAGACTGACTACAATACGGGCCTTTTGGATGCCTTGAAGGGTGTTGGGTTTGTGGCATCCGCTCTTGGTGGTGCTGCGGGGCTGGATGCGCTAACTGCGCCGACAATGGTTGATGCGCTAGGCATGACGCCCGGAGCATTTGATACGTCTGCATTGGCTGGCGGTACAACGGCCGATATAGGCACGACTAGCGCAAATGGTATTTATAATCAGTTAGTATCAAATTTGACTAATAATCCTGGCTACGATATTAGTCAAGGTACACAAGTAGCATCGAATGCTTTACCCGGGGAAACATCTTCTGTTACATTCCCTGATCAAACAGTGCCTGTAGATACTTCAAATATGAAGATCACGCTATACGGCACTATGGATGGTGCAGTCCCAACTGCTGTTGGAGGCGCTGCAGGGACGGGTGCTGGAGTGGGATCCCTTGCCGGTAGTACTACTGCGGGTGCGGGATCGCTTGCCGGTAGTACTACTGCGGGTGCGGGATCGCTTGCAGGCGCTGCCGCAGGCTCTGCCGCAGCCACAGCAGCATCACTTGGTATGTCAACTGCGGATGCCGTAGCTAATGGTTTAATGGACTCTGCGGGTAATTTGACAGAGACTGGGGCAAACCAGTTAATGGGGCCCTATAACAGCCCTATCGATGTACCAGCACCGACAGAGACGCCTGTAATACCCTCGGAACCCGTACCTACGGCACCTACACCTACAGAGCCCACACCTACAGAGCCCACACCTACAGAACCAACACCTACAGAGCCTGCTCCCCCAACGACACCAACTGATACAACGACACCTCCGACAGATACAACGACGCCAAGCACACCGAAAATACCTTCAATACCCAAAGTGCCGACGTCTACATCGACGACAACGCCCGCAGCCTCGACTACTGCTGCGGCATCCCCGTCGACAAGTAATGCACCGCCGGCCCCCGTTGCGAGCACCTTCGGTGGCGATATAGTCAAACAGTCACAGCCCTGGGAGTTTGCAAACCCGTCACAGCCATCGGCCGATTCACAACCATTGACACCATCTATGCTATCAAATTTATTCTCTCAGGAAGTATTCAACCCGGTATACGCCGCAAGTGGTGGGCAGCCCGGCATGCTTTCTGAGGAGCACGATGAGCCAACCTATGAGCATGAGCCAGAGTTTTACTCGACGGGAGGCCTCAAGCACTTATACGCCAAGGGTGGCGGAGACGGGACAAGCGACAGTGTTCCGGCCATGCTTGCTACGGGCGAATTTGTGTTGCCCGCACAAATTGTTTCCGATATAGGAAATGGGGATAATGAAGCGGGGTCTAAAGTTTTAGATAAATTTCTTGAAGTTATTAGACAACATAAGCGCTCTAATCCAGTGGATGAATTGCCTCCCGATTCATTAGGACCCCTAGAATATTTAAAAATGGCTTACAAAAAGGCAAATATATAAATGGATCGTGGGGCTAGGTATGATGCGATTCAAAATGGGTCAAAAACTTATTTTTCAGAAAAACCTTGCAAACGTGGGCATTTGTCGGAGCGGCATGCTTTAACCGGGTCCTGTATTGAATGCGTTAAAATAAATGCAAAAATACGATACCACAAAAACCCAAAACAAACTAAAATAAAAACTAAAGAAAAATACGTTAAAAATGCTGAAAAATTAAAACAAAAAAGAAAACAGTATTATCAAGAAAATATTGAAAAAGAAAGAGAATTAAAAAAATTAGCATCTAGAGAGTGGCGAAAAAATAATCCTGGAAAACGAAACGCTCTTAAGGCAAAATATAAAGCGGATAAATTACAAGCAACTCCTTCTTGGGTAGATTTAAAAGACATAGAATCTTTTTATATTGAGGCGCAAGAATTAAGTAAATTGCTGGGGGAATGGTATCACGTAGACCATATTGTTCCGTTAAGAGGAAAAAATGTTTGTGGGCTACATGTTCCTGGAAACTTACAAATATTAACAGCAATAGAAAATTTGCGTAAAAGCAATACATTTGAAACGAGGGCATAATGGCCGGATTATCAGACTTAACATCGACATCGTCGACAGTAACAACCACACTACCGTCGTGGTACGACGCTGCGCAGCAAAACCTGGCTGGGCAGGCCGTCACCGCAAACGCACCCGCACCTAATCAGACGGCGGGGCAGGCCGCAGTCAACATGTTCACCCCCGGCAACAACAACGCATTCACGACGGGGCAGGGCATCCTGAGCTCGATCGGCTCGGGTGCAGTAAACCCGTGGATGACTACGACGGATGCAAACGGCAATCCACAGGTTGTCGGCAACCCCAACACGGCCATGGGCGGCCTATTCAATGCCCAGACTGGCTACCTTAACCAGATCATGCCCAACATCACTGCGACGCCAGAGGCCGCCAACATTGGATCAGGTAACTTTGGCAGTCTGCGTGGCGAGACGGCAGTCGACAAGGCCAAGGCGGATGCACTCGCCAACCTGACTCAGCAGCAGGATACTTCGGCACTCCAGAATCAACAGACTGGAGTACAGGCGGGTACCGGTCTGGGATCAACAGGATTGCAGGAGGTAAACTCTGCACTCAACACCGGAACATTCCAGATGCAGGCTCCATCGATGGGGCTGCAGGGTCAGGCTAACGTCCTGAATGCTGTCAAGCCTGGTACGGTGGCTGCGACTGTAGGTACACCGAGCCCAATCGCTCAATTAGGTGCCCTGGGTTCGTTGGTTACTGGAGGGACAAATGGGTTAGATTCTTTACTGAAAACGCTTGGTGTAAAAAGTGGTTTGTCTGGATTGGTATCGGGCGCTAGTAGTCCAGGGGTACCCGGGGCAACTACATCTGTTCCCGAGGACGCCTCCCAGACAGCCGCCAATCAAGCTGCTAATTCATCCGTAGATACAAGTCAATCATCTGTATCTGGCACCTCCCCAGATGGTTCGTCGTACTCGTATTCCGGTCTTACAGATGCGTTTGGCAATCCTATAAATGGTGGTTAAGGAATAAAACATGGCCGGATTAGATAACGTAACACCAGCGACTGATACATCGGATGAGTCGGTAAGCCTCGGCGGTAAGGGCGCAAAGGCGGTAGTCGCCAATGAGTCCGTGCTTGCCAATATGGAGCGCCTGTATCAGCAGAAGCAGGCCCAGAATCAGGGCTTCCTTGGCTCGATCATGGAGGGGTTGAAGGATGCAGCCGCATGGACATCGGGCGGCATGCAAGGCCCCGCAGAGGCATTAGCATTAAGAGCCACAGAGAAAGACAAGCAGGCGAAAGAATTATTTGACATGCAGACTCAGATTGCTGCCCAGAAGGCTGCCATCGCCAACCGTAACGCTTTCTTTGGGCAGCCTGCGCAAGGAACTCAGGCGGCGGGACAACCTGCGCAAGGTACTCAGGCGGAGGGACAGCCGGGTGCAGTAAATGGTCCCGGCGTAGCACAGGCTAATCAGGCATCCGGAGGTCTTTTGGGGCTAGTCAGGGATCCTGCACTTCGCCAGGCTATTGGGGCAACATACCTGCAGGATCCAACCAAGGCCATGACGGCACTAAATGCTCACCTTGCTAAGATGGCCGAGCCTTCAGATGTCCAAAAACGAGTCGACTATTTGGGGAGTATTGGATACTCAGACGATATGGTAAAGCGTGCCGCACTGATTGATGTTATCGGATCAGGTGCTCTTGTACCGCATGATGTCCGTGGTTCTGGTGGCACGGGGCAACAGACTCCTTTTGATACGACAGGTAAATATACTGGAGCCCCTGCAGCAACTCAGCCCTTAACCGGTGCACCAGTAGCGACCCCAGTCGCTCCCCCCGCAAACACAGGGACGTACCCAATATCAAGAGGCCCCTCGGCGCAACACCCTAATGCTACGGATGTTGCATCACCAGTGGGTACCCCAGTGACTACCACGACGGGCGGCACTATTCGTTATTACCAGACAGACCCGGCAGGCTACGGGAATGCTGCCGATATTATCGACGATAATGGTAAAATTATCGGTCGAGTTGCTCACCTGGATCAGTATGCTGTACCAAATGGTACGAAGGTACAGCCGGGTACTGTTATTGGCATGACGGGTGGTTCCAAGGGCGCACCTGGGGCAGGTAACAGCACAGGCCCCCATGCACACATTGAGGGTACGGGTTTCCAGGTAGGCTCTACAAAAAATGCACCCCCAGCATCAACCGGGTTTGCACCTGGATCAAAAGAGGATCTGGAAATCAGGGCCGCTGCAGCCAAAAAACTGGCTGAGAGTACGATTGAGTCCCAAACAACTCTAGATACAGAGGCTCAGAAAAAAGAAGAGGAGAACGCACAAAAACGTCTAGATGCTTTGACGTCAAGTGCCCAGGGACACTTAGACACGGAAAACAATCTAAACACTTTTGAAAACCTAATTAAGGAAACCCCTACAGCTATCGGATTTGATGCAATGCCGGGACTGAAGGGGACCATACTGGATGTTGCTGAGAATCAAAAAATATTACCATTCGGCAAAGAGACGGTCATTAAAAACATGATAGGCGACCAGGCCTACGAAAACAGAAAACGGTTACTGTCTTTAGCCGCAGATCTTGCACTCAAGTACCGCAAGGATGTATACAAGGGTACCGGTGCAGTGTCTGATGCTGAGAGTAAATATGCTGAGAAAGCGAAGGGTCTCGGGGATGAAAACTCACCGAAAGTAAACATCGAGTATGCTCGATTGATGTCCTCCAGGAGTACGCTTGACAAACAACTGTACGACGGGTGGGATCAGTATCAAAAAGATTTAAAGGCGCAGGGCAAAGTCGCAAAGTATCGAGATTTTGAAAAATCTCAATTTGCGAAGGATGCCTACAAAGCACACGACGATCGTCTAAAATCTTTGCACCCTGAGTGGTACAAAGAAGAATCCAAGGGCGGTCAAAGAAAAACCAAGAGCGGCGTAACTTACGAGATCCACTAATGGCAAAGTTAACGATCAATGGCAGAGATGTAACGGTAGACGACAGCTTTCACAATCTGCCCGAGGAGGAGCAACACAAAACGATCGACGAGATCGCCGCCAGCATGTCGCCCGGTGCAGGTATGCCGTCGACTCAAGAGATCCAGAACTCTATACAGCTGCCTGCGGGATTGATGGGTGCCGCTGGTGCCGGTGTTGGTGTTGTTGGTGCCGGGATTGGTAAGGGTCGCCAGTTAGTAAATGCAATACAGAACATTGGCCAGCCTCCGTCCAATACTCCAAACGTGCCCGCTCCAGCCTCGCCAAGCGAAGTTGCAAGACGAGCGGCTGAACGTCTTGCACCAAATTCTCCATACATAAATGCAAGCTCTCCGTATGAGTTGCCCGGAGCCTCTAACGTAAAAAATTGGGCTGGTGGCAAAGGCACTGCCGCAAATATGACTGGACAGGATTTGAGAGGTTTCCTGGGCGGTGGCACCATGGCCGAGGAGGCACTCCTGCAGCGTCACGCCGACGAAATGGAGCGCATGAATTACCCTCAAAAAGTTGTACCGGGTTCACATTATTACGATGCTCAGGGCAACCCCAAGATGTTAATGATGGCCCCCGATGAGGTCGATCGGATAAAGGCTGAGAGGCAAGCCAAACACGAGGCTTGGCAGACTCAAAATGAAGCAAGTCATCAAAACTGGGTTCGCCAAAATGTTGACCCAGAGACTAACAGACTCGCCAGGGCCCGTGCGCAGCGTTTGATGACTGTTAAAAATGAAGGTATTAACGATCCTTTTTTTCGCAGCGCAGCAAAAATAGGAAAATCTTTACCTTTTGCATTGGGCACTGGAGCATACAACGCCACAGACTTAGCTAACCAACTAGAGTCCGGTAACACAACTCAGGCAGCAATCAGTGGTGCCGGATTGGCAGCCTCCGCTGTTCCAAAAATGAATTTTCTGCCACGTAAATTAAAGGCTGCCGCACCATTTATCGCTGTCGGTGCGCCATTAGTCAATCGCAATATAGATCTTTTTCAGGGCCGTGCAGATGGTGGCCACATAGACGGCTACGCCGCAGGCGGTGGTCTATACGAAAACATTCACGCTAAACAAGAGCGTATCGCTCACGGGTCTGGTGAGCACATGCGCAGGCCGGGCTCGCCGGGTGCGCCGACTGCGCACGCATTTGAGGAGTCAGCCAAGACGGCACACGTAGACGGCTACGCAGGCGGCAGGAAAGTCGTCGAGCAAATGATTGGACGTGAGTCACCCGGTCTGGTATCGTTTGCCAAAAAGTTCGGGTACGATCCTAATAAGATCGGTTTAAATTATCCTGACATCGCTAAACCAGTCTTGACAGTCGACCCAAAAACCGGGAAAGAATTTTTTCAGAAACAATTAAGCCCAGAGGCCCTGGCTGTACAAAAGGCTAGGAAGGCCGCCCAGTCAGAAATTAACGCAGGCAACTACACTCCGCACTTTAATATCGCAGATCGCTTTTATGCGGACCCGTCTCGTTATAAATTGACGGGGGATACAATTACTGACGTTGTACCAAAAAAAGCTGAAACGGTTGAAAAGTATGAGGCTCTCGCTAATGCCCCAGAGAGTTTGGCCAGATTGCGTGGCGCATTTGAGAAGGCAAAAGATCGCCCACTCGCAAAAGACTGGTACGCCATGGGTCAGCTTGAGAAGGCATTCATCGATGAGCTTGGTCCTGAGGAGGGTGCAAGACAATTTAAGAATCGATTCGCAGATGCAATGGCGGCGACAACAGGCGGGGCGGATCCAAACTCTAACCTGATGATGGCGGCGTATACAAACTTCCAAAAGCAGGCAGGCAAGCCGATACCTACAACTGCATCAGAGTTGCCGTTCCCTATCGGTGGAAGGTTTGTCAGTGGCAACATGGAGCAGGCTAACAAGGTGGCCGAGCAGGGTGGTATATCACACGTATCAAACCCAAAACGATACAACTTCTCTGCAAACTTTTTAGGCAACCGTGACCGTTCTACTCTTGATGAGCAGATGAGTCAGTTGTGGGATCCAAAGATGATGGCTCCCCCAGGCAACGCATACGGCATATACGAGAAAGCCTTAGCCAATCTGGCAAAAGAGTACAACGTGCAGCCCGCAAACTTTCAGGATATTGCCTGGGCGGGTGCCAAGGATTACCCCGGCAAGCCGATGATGCAGGAGATCAATGAGATGCTCGCAAGGACGAGCAAGATCACTGGTCAGCCGCAGGAGGAGGTCCTGAAGGGCTTCATTCGAGGTGATCGTCCTATGTACAGCATCACCGGCCTCGGTGCGCTCGGTGGGGCGGGTAGCCAGATGGTGCCCGAGTCAGATTCAAATCCGGAGGGCTACGCAGGCGGTGGGGATGTGGTAAAAAAAGCCGCACAAGAATTTGCTAATACGGTCAAGGCCTACAAACTGTTCCGGACAAACCCGAATAGGCCTGACGAGTTGTTTCCGTTGTTTGTTAACGCAAATGAGTCTGTAAGACCAGGGGAGTGGCTAGAGGCTCGTGCGGGTGAGATGGTGGGCGACAAGGTCAAGTCAAAACTTGGGCCCCTTGCGTACCGTCCAGGTTGGCACGCCGGTGATCTCCCGATTGCTACCCACATAGGTGGTAAGTCTGAGCCTGGATTAAAGGCTCCGGACTATCGCCCCGGCAATCAGGTCTGGGCCGAGGTTGAAATGCCTGCCGATGTTGACTGGCAGAAGGTCGCCATGGAGCGTGCGCAGCGCAATAAAGCGGGAGATATTATCCCACGCACGGCCCACATTACTGACCAGGTCCCCCTTGGTGGCCACTACCGCTACAAGACCAACCCAAACATGACTGGTGAGTGGCTGATTGGCGGCAACATGAAAGTCAATCGTGTCTTATCTGATGACGAAGTTAAAGCTATCAACGATGCTGCCGGTGTCGCAGACTTGCCTCGCATCGAGGGCCGAGCTATGGGTGGATTGATTGATGCTTTTGCAGGCGGCGGACATACGACACCGGCGTGGCAAAGATCTGAGGGCAAAAACCCGGAGGGTGGACTGAACGCCGCCGGGCGTGCATCATACAACCGTGAGACTGGCGGACACCTCAAGGCACCCCAGCCTGAGGGTGGGTCACGCAGGGACTCGTTCTGCGCAAGGATGGAGGGCATGAAGAAAAAACTGACCTCATCCGAGACGGCGAACGATCCAGACTCACGAATAAACAAGTCCCTGCGCAAGTGGAAATGCTAACTACTTCCTGAAACGAGTGCCGACCCAACCCTCTGCGGCTAGAGGAATATCCTGAGCCCACTCGGGTTGGGTGGTCATTATGTCAATCATGGCACTGAGCTTGATCTCAGCATCCTGCTCCTTGTCCAACAGGAGGATTTCATCATGGAAGGCACCTACTATACTGTAACCCGCCTTGTCAAGGTTAGTCATGGCAAAGGCCAACAGATCACGGGCAGTTCCCTGTACGGCGCTCTGGAATATACTGGAGCCAATCAGGTTGTTTCTCCCCCATTTGCGGGTAAAAGTATTCTGGCTACGCACCGTGATGCCGAGCTTTTCACTCCCCCAGGGAGTTAATTGCGGCCCCACGCATGGAGACTGCCAACATATCAGTCGAGTACTGGGTAGCCGCATCCATAGTGCGTTGTTAAATTTCTTGAATACGATCCTGCCGTTCTCTAGACCAAAGGGCTGCCCCGGGTTCTGTATCGCCTGAATGGCGAGCTGCTCCATCTCGTACCAGCAGCTCTTGACCTTGAAGTAGCTCTCACGATACTTTTTGACGGCGATCTCCGCCTGCCCCATATCCATCTTGACGCCCATGCCCTCTGCGTAGGCGACGAGGCCCTTGGCACCCTGACCGAATAGGCAACCCAGTACGGCAGACTTACTGACCTGACGCATGTCTTTCGTGACCTCATCGTAGGGCAGGTTGTAGAGCGACTCGGATGCAAATACCTTGTACTCATCCAGTCCCTGCCTAAACATCTCGAGCTTGGTCTTCTGGTTGGGTATCCAGACCCCTACACGGTTCTCGATCGAGCTGAAGTCGGCATCGATGAATGTATACCCCTCAGGGGCCTTTAAAACGCTCCTGACGAGGCTGGAGAGCTCGGGTATACTACCACCCTCACCCCGTACCAAAATGCGCTCTATGGCCTCAGGAATGGCCTCATCTTTGATTTGTGGCCTTGGCAGGTTCTGGACGTTCAATCCGCCCCTGGATGCCCACCTACCGGTAGAGGCTCCATGGTAGACGAGTAGGTTCCTGATCCTGCCACCGTTCTGTATCTCGAGCATTTTCTCGTACTTGGCTACCGATGTCGAGGATCCGTGCTCCCTCAGCTCGAGGACCCTGCGGACGGTATCATTTATATTGCACTGCAGCATTTTTGATACCGACTCGGATGTCATGTCGGGCATATCGATACCGTGGTTATCCCTGAGCCACGCCAGTAATTTGCTTGGCTGACTGGCACCGATGCCTCCAGTGATCTGGCGTATCTCCTCGTCAATCTCGGACTTGATCCTATCGACTGAGGAGATTACACGCATACACTCATCGACAGCGATCGGTATGCCACGATTGTTTATCCTCTGAGTCAGTGTCCAGATGAATCGCTCACTGGGAGTAAGGTTGCGTAACTTACTGGCGACCGCCATCTCTGTCCTGACATCCTGGCGGCAGTAGTCATACATCTGCGACAGGAGCTCGGGATCCTGGTTGAATGTCCCATCCTTCTGGGGCTTGGATAGCTTGTTGATGAGTCGCTTGCCGATCGGATCCTTCTGCTGCGAGACGCCCAAAAATATGGCCGCCTCCTCAAGGCTCTGGGGGACGTTGCAGGCGGCTGCCATCGCCATCGTATCGACAAACTGTTTGTTTTTTACTCGCACGCCAAGGACGTGGTATAGGATGTTGCGCTCGAATGATGCGTTCCAGGCCTGGAATACAGTATCTGGATCCATCATGAAGTGGGGTAGTCTCGTGAGGGGTGTCCATAGTCTTACCCTATCCTCATCGCCTAAACAGTAGGCCATGCAGATCACTTCCGTGGATGGGTGACGGGCGTAGTTATCTAGTCCGACGGTTGGGAGGTCTAACTGACTGCGTGTCTCAAAGTCTATGCTTACTTTCATCTAATGCTCCTAAGGCTGTCTGACTAATCAGAAAATGTAATTATATCAAAAAGTCGAAAAAAGTGGGGAGCACTGGGCTCCCCGAAAAGTACTACACCACACAACACAAAAATATCATTCTACCACACTATGCCGCCCAGACATCCCCCCAACTCCCGGATAGTGCCCCCTTGGCGTAGTCCGTGGCACGATTCTCAAAGAAATTCGTGTGGGTCGGGGCGTTGATCATCTCCTCAACCCAGGGTAGTGGGTTTCTCTTGACCTTGAATATGCCCTTAAGTCCGAGGGATATCAGTCTACGGTCAGCCACGTAGCGGATGTACTTCTTTACATCCTCCGGCGTCAAGTCCTCCATGTCACCCATACGGAACGCCAGATCGATAAACTTGTCCTCTAACTGGACCATCTTATCGGCGATGGTATAGATGCGGCCCTTGAGCTCATCGTTCCAGATCTCACGATTCTCCTCGATGTAGGTCCTGAATAGCTTGATCATGGACTCAGCGTGCTGCGTCTCGTCCACAATCGACCAAGTGATCAGTTGCCCCATACCCTTCATCTTCCCGTGCCTGGGGAAATTGAGCAGCATGATGAATGAGGAGAATAGCTGCATGCCCTCCGTGAATGCTGAGAATACCGCAATATGCGTCGCAGTATTCTCCTTGGTCGTATTCTGGGCCGAGATATCCATGACGTACTCGTGCTTCTCCTTCATCTCCGCATACTCGAGAAACTCGTTGTATGTCGTCTCGGGCAGACCGAGAGTCTCGATCAGGTGTGAGTACGCCGCCACGTGTAGAGCCTCACGTGCAGCAAACCCTAGGAGCATCATGCGGGCCTCTGGCTGCGGGAAGTAGGGCAGGTAATTCTTAACATACCCCCCTGCGACGTCAATATCCCCCTGGACAAAGAATCGGAAGATCTGCGTCAGGAACTGCTTCTCCTCCTTGCTGAGACGTTTCTTCCAGTCCTGTACGTCCTCCATCATGGGGACCTCCGTATGCAGCCAGGAGGACTGCTCGTGCTTGAGCCACGCCTCATACATCCAGGGGTAGGTGAATGGCTTAAAGTAGCTACGCTCGTCCGTCAAATTCAGTTTTACTTTCTTAATCATATTAACCCTCGCACGCTATGCAATCGTTGCCCTGAGCAATCTGAGCCATGTCAAGCTCCTTGATCACCTCACGCTCAATTCGTTTGGATACCTTGTCGGCCTTGCCTATCTTCTCAGAGCGGCAGTAGTAGAGCGTCTTGATGCCCTTCTTCCACGCCATGAAGTGGATTGCGTGGATGTACTTGATGTGCGCATCCGGCCTGAAGAATAGGTTAAGGGACTGGCTCTGGTCTATATGCTCCTGGCGATCTGCCGCCAAGTCAATCACCCAGCGCTGATCAATCTCCATCGACGTCTTAAATACATCCTTCTCCAGACCCGTCAACATATCCAAGTGTTGGGCGGAGCCATCGTTGGCGATGATCGATGACCAGACGTCGTTGTACTCCTCATCGGACTTCGTACGCTCACGGATAATCAGATCGAGCCACTTGTTCTTGTTGAGGTAAGCACCCGATAGAGTATCCTGACGGTAAGCATTAGCCCGGTAAGGTTCAATGCTAGGGCTAGTATTACCCATGATGATGGAAGAGCTCGCATTAGGAGCAATGGCCATAACGTGACTAAAACGATTTCCAGTACCAACAGCGTCAGGCGCCTCGCCACGCTCGGTCCCCAGGATCTTGTTCGCAGCATTCAGGCCCTCCCTCACGTGTTTAAAAATCTTCCTGTTTGCGACCTTGGCCATGACGCCCTCGAATGGTATCCCATTGCGCTGCAGGTATGCGTGGAACCCGAGGGCACCAACCCCAATACTGCGCTCCCTCTCGGCCGAGAATCGGGCCCTGGATATCGTATCCGGGGCGTTGTCGATGAAGTACTGCAGCACGTTGTCGAGCATCTCTGCGACGTCTTTTAGGAAAAAACTATCAGACTTCCACTCGTCATAGTTTTCCAGATTGAGTGAGGAGAGGCAGCAGACGGCCGTCCTCTCCTCGTTGGTCGGGAGGATAATCTCGGAGCACAGGTTGGACTGGTGGACTTTGAGGCCCTTCTCCTTGAGCCACTCAGGCAGATGCCGGTTGCTTGTATCGATGAAGTGTATGTAGGGCTCACCGGTGTGCATCCGCAGCTCCAGTATCTGCTGCCAGAGGTGTTTGGCTGATACCGTATCACGCACGACGCCAGAGTGAGGATCCCTGAGCTCAAAATCATCGGAGGCGTTTGGATCGAGCATGCACCTCTCCAGTATCCCCATAAACTCGTCGCTGATGTTTATGCCGTGGTGCATATTCAGGCAGCGTAGATTTTGATCCCCCGTGGGTTTTCTCATCTCAATGAAAGGGATGATGTCGGGGTGGCTGATATCCAGGTAGGCTGCATACGAGCCTCGTCTAGTCTTTCCTTGACGATATGCCAGGGAAGAAGAGTCGTAAATTTTAAGATGTGGCAATACTCCTGTGGACTTATCGTCGGCGGATCGAATGCCAAAGCCAATACCGACACCACCCCCGAGCATGGATAGCCAGTTCGTCTCGGATAAATTTTCAACGAGCCCCTCCGCTGAGTCTTCAATGTAGTTTAAAAAACAAGATATGGGCATGCCCTTCTTTGACCTGCCAAAGGACAGGATCGGTGTCGAGTACGAGAGCCAGTGCTTGCTTGCGTAATCATACAGCCTCTGTGCATGCTCCGGGTTGCTGCTGAATGTCTTGGATACAAATGCGAATCTGTGCTGCGGCGAGGGCTCATCCTCTCGCATGTAAGACTCTCTCAATCGCTTGATGCCTAACTCATCAAATAGTTTGTCACGTTCCAGGTTGATTTCTATGCCGAGATATGTTTCTGTCATGGCCAGTGTGGTTATTGTATTGTTGATGAAAAACCCGCCGAAGCGGGTTGGGTTTTTTGGTGCCCCATGATGGAATTGAACCACCAACTCAAGATTACAAATCTAGCATTATGCCGTTTAACTAATGGGGCACTTACTACTACACTGCGAAGTCTGCCGCAGCGTTAGAGACGCCACCGAGTGGCTCACCATCCTCCAGTTTCTGGAGGTTGTTCAATCCGCACGCAATGCCTTTTGAGCCCTGTGCGTTGTAGGGGTAAAACGTGACGGATGCACGACCGTAGCAGCCCGAGTAAAACTCGCTCGGGTCGATGATGGTCTGAGTATCAGCATCGACAATGCCTGGCTTGTTGGAGCTGTTGGCGTTGATGAAGTAGCTGTTGGCGTAAGCCGGATCATCCTTCTCCTCATCTCCGTCACGTAGGCCACCCTTCAGGAGCTTGGGGATAGCACCACCAAAATAACCTGCAGAGCCTGCCTTGCAGTCCTCAAACGCCTTCTTGAGCTTGCTGACTGTCTCGGTATCGGACTTGGGGATAATGAGTGATACGGAGTACTTGAGTGGGCCGCCCTCGACGGATGCCTTGGGTGTGAATACGTTTGCGTATGAGAAACGTACTTTGCCTGTAACGACCTTCACTTTATTTGCTGTTGACATAAGACTACCTTTTTGACGTTGTGATACGGACTTCAGTCGGGGCCGTATCGTCTACCCGTAAAAACTTATTTTACCACAAGTAAAATTCCTGCGTTGCCGATTGCGTAACCGGTAAACATAATGCCCTGGCCATAGCCGCCCTTCATAAACTGCTCTACTGCGACGGCCAAGTATACCAGACCCATTAGTCCAACAAGCCATGAACTCATTTGAACTCCTCCAGAGAGTTGTCGATAACCAGTTTGGGCTCACCCTCTGGTCGAATAATAAGATCACCCAGTATAGCAGATATTTGAGTCTTGCTGCTGCCAAGTTTTTCCAACTGTGCGACAGACTTCAGGCTCGGCTTATCATATATCACGTCCCGGCTGAAACCGTTCTCTAGCAATAATTGAGCAGCCAGTGCGCTATCGGCAATTTTGCGGTGTGGCTTTGTCTTGCCAAGTTTATAGCCTCTAGGCACGACGCCATCCTCGATGGCTCGCCGTGTCGCATACTCCTGTACGTCTTTGGCCCACGTCACGAGCGTAGAGGCACGTGCCAGGACCGTATCGAGCTCATTGTCATCCAACAATGGTGCCGGCCTGAACTCCAATTTTGCGAGCTCATTGACGTAGTCGGCACGTGCACGGCATGTTGCTTTTGCACGACAGAATTGGCACCCCTCCTCACTGGGTACAAACTCGCCGGTACCGACCCAGGCACGCTTGGCCTTTGGGCGTACGAAGTAGTTGCCCCAGTCGAGTAGTTTCTCTATCGTCGTGGAGTCTGTGGTGATGCTCTCCAGGCGTGGCTGTACGATTGTGTACTCGGCCTCTTTGACCTCCGGGAACTCCTCCCTAAACTTGCAGTATGCCCCGAGTGCGTATAGCCGCAGCTGAGGATTATCCTTGGCACTCACGGGTATCCCTATGCCAAATTTTAGATCGATCACTCTAATTTTGTACCTGGATAGTATGACGACGTCCGCCGTACCAAACCCGTCTGGGGCAAAGTCGCTGTAGTCGACACGCTGCTCAAATAGCGGGCGGTCACCCTCACCGATCTGGCTCCGGACGTATACGACGTAGTTGTCTACATATTCCTCAAATTCGCAGGAGTAGTACTCAGATGAACGAACTTCATCGTAGATCTTTTCAAACTCGGGGGGTTTTATCTGATCGTAGTAGAGCCTCAGCTTGGCCTCTGCGAGCGTGTGGGCCATGGTGCCCTCGGCGGAGAAATCTTTCTGGCCCGGTGCTCGCTTCTGCTCCGGTAGTGTCGCCTCCAGTCTTGGTGCCGGTGTACAAGTCAGCCACCTCTTGGATGACGATGCGGATAGGAGGGCGTGTGCTGTCATGATCTGTTTACCTGTTTACCTGTTTAGCGTTGAATTACTGTGAGTATAAACTACTTATGCAAAAAAGGGCAGCCTTTCGGTCTGCCCTTCTTGAAAATATATTTTTTGGGGGGTTTACTCTTCGCCGGCCTTCTTGAGTTGGGCGATCAGGTCGGTCACGGCTGCATTAAAGTCGACCTCGACCTTCTGGTTGATGTCCTGCTTGATATCCATACGCTCACGGTAGTCCTGCTGAAACTGGCCACGTACTGCAACCTCCACCATGCGTGTGTTGAAATTTTTGTTCTCGGCGTTGGCGAGCATCAGTCGCTCCCAGTAGGCCTGGCTATGGACGAGTGCCAGATCCAGTGCATCGGCAAAGTCGGGGTATTTTTTGCGCCATGCGTCCGCCGTCGATTTGGATATCCCGAGCTCGGACCAGATCATCTTCTGGGACGCACCCTGGCGACCCATCTCGATCATGGTCTCCAACATCTTAGGATCGTATTTGCTCACTGTCATTGAGTTTTCCACTGTTAAGAAAACCCCCCGGGGTGAGCATTGTTAAGAGGCTTGGGGGGTATTGTCGTGCAAAGCAAGCCCGGAAGGGCTGCGTCTAGCCACCTAAGTAACTAGAGGGGTATTTTTTGTGCCGGTTACGTTTATCCGGCGTCGTAAGGACCGAGTAACGGAGCGTCTCCCGACGTGTCCTATTACTACTTATGCAAATTACTCGGACTTTTCGCCCTTGTTTAGGGCCTCGTCACGAATTTTTGCACGCTGCTTAGCCTCCTGTATGGTCTGGTTGAGGACGACACGTGTAATGGCCCCTGCGAGCTCCATGCGTGCCTGCTCGACGTTCTGCTTGTTAGATACGCCGGCATTGGATAGCATCTTCAAAAGTAGGTCACTCGCCATCTTTTGGTACCTCACCGCCCTGTTTGGCCAGTGCATCGGCAATCGCCTTCTGCGTCTCCTCTAGTTTCTTAAACTGGGGCTCGGCCTGCTGCTGAATCAGGCTGATGAAGTTAAATAAGACGACGGTGGGTACCTGGGTCGGCGTGTTTAGAATGTTGAGTAGGCTATTGATCTGCTCAACGGTAAAATCGATGCTAATTTCACTCACAGTAGTGCTCCTTTTTTAATTAAAAATTCCTGGGTATCCCAGACCTGTTGCATCCGCATATTGAATAGGTGGATGATTCCTATCAGAATATTAGCCTCCTCATCCTCCGTCATGGGCTCCACTCTGTCAAACTTGGCCCGCAGAAAGAGCTCGAGATCCTCCTTAGTATTCCAGGCCAATTGAATCTCCTGCTCCAGGTCAAACCTTGTCTTTTCCTTTAGCGCATCCCTTTTCTGCCTTTTTGGGCTTCTCATGCGTATCCTCCCTGATTCTGTTAAAGAGTGCCTGGTGCATATCAAACAGCTTGCTGCAGTACCCCTGCATGGAGTCTGTAATCAGCCCGATCGCATTCTGCCTATCCTCCTCATTTAATCCGGACTCGCATGCGAGTGCATACGCCTGCAAAAGCGATACATGACAAGACAGATCAATCATGACAGTCTCAAGTTCTGTCAACTCATCAAAATACTTCATTTGGAATTCTCTCTCTTAGCAATCTCTCGATTGATGTACCAGACCGCCTTCTTGAGGTCCTCGATGCTGTTGCCCTTCAGGTCCGCACGCCAGATATATTTGATGGCGTTGCCGAGGTTAAAACCCATGTGCTCCGTGATCTGTATGCACTCAATACCGCTCGGGTGCTGCGTGTAGTGCGGGGGGTGGTTGACGACGTCTTTGACCCTACCCGTACCAAGCCCGAGTGAGTATGCGCCGATGTAGGGGTCCCGCTTTTCAATCATCCCGATGTAGCTCTTCAAGTCTGTCATATCTCAAGCTCCTTTTTAATAAATTTGATACCCCTCTCAAAGTGGTACCTCCAGTACTTCTCTGTCACGCCGAGGCTCTTGTTGTTTAGCCCGGCTAAATACGCCTCTATAATCTCACGCTCCTTGCGAGGCATCTGGTGCTCGATAATCTTACGGATATCCATCAAGTCCTCAGCACTCCACGGGAGCCAACCCTCCTGGGAGTGTGTCGAGCCCTCCGGCTGACTATCGTCCTGCTCAAGTAGGTCCGGCTCCTCGTCAGATAGGCGAGGGTGTGCCGCATTGACAGTATAACTGATTATGTGCTTCATGTTAATTTTAACTCGTCAAGTAGGGCATCCTGAATTTTAATCTTACCCTCAAGTACGTCAACCACCCTCTCATCGATGGTGTCCGGTACAGTCAGGTGGTGTATCACTACCGGCTTCTCCTGGCCCTGACGATAAATTCTCGCATTCGCCTGCACAAAATTCTCACTCGACCACGGGAGGTCAAACCAGACCAACTGAGCCAGATCGCCGACATTGCACTGCAGATTGAGTCCGATACCGCCAGACTGCGGGTGTGCTATCAGGAGCTTTATTTTGCCATCACGCCAGTCTTGTATCTTGCCCTCACTCAACTCCACGGCGTGCGGGAATCTCTCCAGTATACGCTCCCTGCTGTGCTTGAAGTGGTAGAAGAGTAGCGTAGGGGCACTCGAGGACTCCAGGAGCTCCTCCAGGTAGTCTATCTTGGCGTCATGCACGTGGCTCCATCCATCCTCGCCGTAGACGGCCCCAGACGTTAGCTGCAGCAGCTTGTTGACGAGGGTCGCAGCCGTGGGTGCCGTGATCTGCTCCTCACCAATATCGAGGACCATGCTCTTCTTCATCCTCGCATACTGCTGACGCACGTCTTTATCGATCTCGATCTTGTGGTAGATCTTGCTCAACTTCGGAAGTTGCAGATAGTCCTCCGCCTTGAGTGATATGCAGATGTCCGAGATTTTGTCAAGAATGATCTGCGCTGCTCCCGGGTTTAGGTCCCACTTGTATACGACTCCCGTGTGACGATTTCGATCCGCCGCAAACATGTACTTGGCCCTGAATTTGGTTATCGAGGTCTCCAGTCTCTTGCCGAGGTCAAGTATCCCGACCTGTGACCATAGGTCGGCCAGACCCTGAGGCGTCGGTGTACCCGTCAGTATGATGCGCTTATCAAATTTGGCTAAGTATTTCTTAATAGCCTTAAACCGTTTCGTGCTGGGGTCCTTGAATCGGCTTGACTCGTCTATTATCAGGTAATCAAAAAAGGGATAACTGCCCATCTGGTCGAGTACCCATGGGAGATTCTCGACGTTGACGACGTACACGTCGCTTTGACTTTTTAAAGCTGACAGGCGCTGTTGTGGCGTCCCCATGACCTTGACTACCTTCAGGTGCTGTAGATGTTGCCACTTCTGACACTCTTGACTCCATACTGACTCTGCAACTTTCTTCGGGGCAACAATCAGAGTCTTGCCCGTTGGACTCTCTGCAATAATCGTGAGGGCTGTCACTGTCTTGCCCAGCCCCGGCTCCATGAATAGCCCCAGATTTGGCACGCTCGTACCCAGTTTGATCATGCTCAACTGGTACGGGTGTAGATTTTGTTTGGTCAGCATAATTATCCATTAGTTTATTACGTTTGCTTAAGTTGATTTTAGCCGGTATGACCTGCAGGTTCCAGGGTACGTGGAGCCCGGATACTGTATCGCCCTGTAGCGGGATTATATGATCAACGTGGTATTGTTCGCCAGTTATTTCTGTCATGTGTCTAGACAATTTGTAAAAATTGGCTATCTGCTCCAAGTGTTCCTGTGTTAGCCATGGCGGTGTCCGCTGCAATTTAGCTGCATGGCGTTTTGCACTACGTGCGTTAAATTTGTCAATGTTGGCGGCGTAGTAGGCTGCATATCGCTCCCTATTTGCGGCACGATAGGCTGCATGTCGCTCCCTATTTGTGGCACGATAGGCTGCATATCGCTCCCTATTTGTGGCACGATAGGCCGCTTCGCAAGTTTTACATTTTGACCGAAAACCATTTTTAATACGGCTATCTTTGCTAAACTCAGTCAGCGGCTTTTGTTTGCCGCACTTAGAGCATGCCTTCACTTCGTCAGACTCCCCAAATATAAACCGGAGTCTTCTCGCCCATGTACGCCCCGGCAATATTACAATCAAAATATCGGAGAGCCTCGCTGTTACACATGCCCTGCGACTCTAAGATCTCGATGATCTTGTGGGCATCATAGACGACGACAGGATCGAATGAAGTCACTCCAACAATTGCTGCATCGAAGTCGTTTGGCTCCATGAAAAGGAATTCTTCATCCGGGTACTCCTCCATCACGTACTGCCGCTTCAATGAAGTTGTCGACATCTTCCCTGCTCCTTAGAATGTGTACCGTGAGCCCGTGGCTCTCAAGATCTTTAAATACGATTTTTTGACGTGCCGACAAGACGCCACTTGCGGTCTTCAGCTCTACCAAGTGTAGCCTTTGGTTCAGGATGACTATCCGGTCCGGTACCCCCGTCACCGTCGATATCCACTTGTAGGACAAGCCCCTCGCTTGTCTCACCCTTTTTACTAGATGCTGCTCGATTTGTTTTTCTAGCACGCTTTTCCTTCTCGTTAATAACGGCCTGAGTGATTTGCCGGACAATATGCTCCGTGAGATACGCCCGGCTCTCCTCGCCGATATAGTCCGGCTCCTCGCCTATGTGCTCAAATACTCGACTGACGCAGTGAGTGGCCTCGTGCGCCACGGTACCCGCCAGGTAGGCCTCACCCTGATCACACTCAGCCAGGTCAAATACTAGGATGACGATCGCCTCACGCCCGTCCGATATAACGTGCGTCTCTGCTATCCCGAGCTCGAGTGCATTGGCACGCACACGTATATCGTGATCCTTGAGTATCTTCTGAAACTCACTGTTGTCAAAGCAAAGTTTTATTGATACCGGGAAGTGGCCCGCATCGACGTGGTAGTAGTTGTACTTGGGTTTCTTCATTGCATCGTCATCCCTTGAGTCGTCGTGATCGACTCTATCTGCGTGTATACGTTCTCTATCACGCCCGATACGAGATCCTGAGCATCCTCGCAAGAGATGCCCATGTGTATCGTCGTGCTGCCTAGGATGAGTATGAGTGCCGTCAGGAGGGCCCTCGGATCGCCCCACTTTTGGCTATCGATAAACATCGCCAAGTCTTTGGCCTGCTTCTCGTCACTATTTAGCTTCATTTTTGGGTGCCCTTTTTTTAGGTGATTTAGGTTTACTCTCGAATGGCCACGTATTGTGGGCATCAAATGGTTGTAGACTCCTTAGACGCTCGTTTTCGAGAGCCTCCTTCATGATGGACGTGAGCCCGTACTGGATCAGTAACTGGAGGGCCTCACTGTCATACTCGACGTTGCATACCCCGGAACCGTCTGGGTTCTCCTTGACGAGTTTGATGATCAGCCTCACTCTTTTCTCCTAGCCAGACCAAACGGGTCGTGCGCCATGTGGGGCAGTCTGTGGGCCCTGCGTATTACGTTGTCGGTCATAAACTGATCAACACCGCTCGATACCGTGATAAACGTGCCCTTGGTGGCCTTGCTGCGGTCGTACCCTACCATGTTGAGGTGCCCAGATACCCTCAGTTTTCTCAGGTGGTGGTTGATCGTATCCAGACGTATGCCGGTCAATTCGGATATCTCACGCTTGGTCTTCCCCTCCCCGGTGCACATATCCAGTATCAATTCTTGCGTCTTTGTGAATATCATTGCCTTGTATTCCTTTTATTTTCCATATCCTGAAATAGTTTCTCCGCCTCCTCATCCGAGAGCGGCTCCGACATCTCCATAATACTCCCATCCGCTATCGCTTGAGTGATGTATGCGACCATCTGATCGATATCCTCCTGAGTCACGTCATCACCGATGTCATCAAAACATCCGGGTGCAAACTCTAACTTAATCTTGTTTTTAGCCTTCGGCATTTAATCCTCTACGGGTAAAAAGTTTTTCGGGTCACCGATCCTGCGCATGTAGTCCTGCCCGCCGTCTACCGCAATCGCACCACACTTGCACCAGACAAAGTCGTGCCTGTGCCTGCTCTCTATCACATCGCCACACTCGGCGCACTTGGCGCAGTTCTCAGTATCTGGCGCAGTTTTATTTTGGCTTGACACTAGGCTTCTCCTTTGACTTGATGGCGGCCTTTTTGTACTTCGTGAGCTCCTTATCCAGATCCTTTACGACGGCCTCCAGATCCTTGACGTACTCGTCTCTGGACTCGTAACCGATGCAAAACATTTGCTCATCCGTAAATACTACCATGTTGACACGGAATTGGGACTTCCAGTCATCATATGCGTGCTGTGCCTCTGTCTTGTTTTTCACTCAAAATTCCTCCTTCTCAAAGTCGCTGATCGAGTCTATATACCTCTGCGCCTTCTCCTTCAGTCGGACGCCACGGTATACGTACTCACCCTTACTGCCCCCGGTCCTGTCCCTGTGCGAGCTGACGCCGTGGTCCTGCGTGGATGCTATGAATCTCTTCTTAAAGCTGAGTGAGGTGCCAGGCTGAATATTCTGCCGGGTGGCCCAACGCTTGTAGAGTGCAAACATGTCGTCCTTGTCGACCATTCCATCCTCGTCGTATGTTAGCACATCCTCTATGAATGATGACATCGGGTTTGCAATCTCTGCAGCCATATCGAGCGTCTCCTGCGCCGAGCGTGGCTGTATAAACCTCTCACCGGGTCTGGCAAGCCTCCTCCTGTTGGCCGCCATGCAGGCGTTGAATATGCCCGAGAGCTCCTTCGTCAGCCTATCGGATAGGTTGATGTCCTCCTTCCCAAAAAAGCTCGTCCTCATCTGCAGCATGAGCATCCGGCCAGATAGTGCGTTGCTGTTCTCCGACAACTGCAGGGCCTCGTTGGAGAACATGATGATCCGAGTCGGCAGGAAGACGTTGAGTGCCTCCTTGTTCTTCCTGTTGACCGTGACGGGATCACCCCCGACTATCCTCAGCAGCTGAGATACGACGCCGATCGTATTCTGGTGCGTCATGCGTGCATCAGAGAATGATGCGAGCGGCTTACCTAGCCAGTTTTGTAGCGCAAACGTATCGCACAGCTCAAATAGCTGAGGACTGACGACGTTCTCCTCCCCGAGTAACGAGAGTAGGATCTGGTTGATCGTACCCTTACCAGACCGGCGTGGGCCGATGATGGATAGGTACTTCTGCTGCTTGGTATCACCAGATAGCACGTACCCGATGTACTCCATCAGCAGATCCTTAGACTCCTGATCATCTGGCCAGATATCGTTCAAAAACTTGTCCCAGTTGGGGCACGTCGCAGTCGGGTCGTACCTGTAGGGCAGAGAGTGCGTATTAAAAAACCCCAACGAGTGCGGCAGTAGGACGTCAGTCTCGAAGTGAAACAGCCCGTTGCGCATCGATACCAACTGTGCGGCGGGTGGCTTGCTTGAGACAAAATTCTTGAGCCATACGGGCGGTCTAGACTCAGGCACCTGCTCCAAGTGTACGATCGCCTTTAAAGCGTCCAGAACGCCGTTTACGACGGCAGGGGAGGGGTTGAATGGTACTAGGTTGCCCTTGACCATCTTTTTACACGCCGTCAGGTACATGTAGAGACCGGATCGTACCGTGGCCTCCTCTACCGGCCTGTAGTGGGTCCCGGTGTATATGTAGAAGTCTCCTGCGTAGTGCACGAGTCTAAAACCCTCCTCATCGTTGTGCTCGGACTCCAAATATTTTCTGGCGTTATCGATCGGGTTGTTGGCCTCGAGCACGATGTCACCATTATCGAGGGCTTCTTTGAGTTTCTTTTGACCGACTAGGTAGATCAGTGATCGCAGCGTCTGCCCCGATCCCTTGAAGGTGTGCCACTTATCCTGGCACCTCCCGGCTGCGTACGTGGTGCCGGCCTCGGACCATCGATCGAAGAGCTCTAGAGCCTCATAATCACCCTCAAACTGGTGGTGTAGGCACATTCCCACGTTGAGCCAGTTCTCGTACCCGTTTGGATCCAAGTGGGGCATGATTTCGGACTCGACACGCTCTATCGTCCAATCCTCAAGTGGCGGCTTGTAGTCCTCGAATGCGTCACCAGAGTGCGTGATCGTCCTCTTGGGTATGTGCGGCGTCATATCCTGCAACTCGGTGGGCATGGTGCCCTGCAGGTGGTGCCCCGTGACCGTAAAGTACCGACCCTTTGTGTAGACCTCCAGACCGATAGAGTGATCGACAAACTTATCCACGCCCTCCGTCAGTGTGAATATCTTGACCCCGGTACCTGATGGGCTCACCTCGCAGTAGCCCTCGACCTTGTCGAGTATATCCTTCGCAAACTGTGACAGCTCACCATTCGTCAGGCAGTCGTCTATATCGATCCCTGTCAGGTTCCCGGTGCCATCAAATACGATACCGAGCCCATCAAAATTGCCGGTGTTGTACGCCTCCTGCGCCGAAAAGAAGTCCGTCCACGTCATTGGGTTTGTGGATGAGGCCTTTGATCCACGTGTAGTCATCGGTACCTTGCTGTACTTCTGGTCCTGCTCCTCCCCGACGGGGAGATAGCGCCACATCACCCAACGGTTGATCCTCTTTAGCTCGTTTGGTATGTTGCCAAAATTGACTGGTAGTGCTGTCGGTTTCATCGTCTGATTTTCCTGTGTCGTGTACTACTAATGCAAAATTCTATCACGTGCGGTCAAAAAAGCCTAGAACCGCATGTTTATTGACTCCGCCGGGTCGTGGCGGGGTTCCACGCCTACTCCTGCTTAGGTTTGACTAGGTTGGCTAGGTTTTTTCTTATTTTTATTATTATTATTAAAAAAATAAAAAATAAAAGTAGAGCAATAAGTGTAAAGTGACCTAGCCAACCTAGCCAACCTAGCCACGGCCGCATGGATAAAGGCTCTCCTGCGTCTAGGTTTCTCAAAATTTGCCCAGAATCCCGGCCACGGCGAGGGATCCTAGACAAATTCCGAGCAAAATACCGAGCCAAAACTCGCCGGAAGGGTTGTAAATCGATCTCTTGTAGACCGTGAGAGCGGATCCGTAGTCTGGCGTGCCCATGATGCCCTGCATTGTGCGACTCGTGCGCAGGTTGCGCATGATGTTGTGCGTATTGAGTGTATTCACGTGTTTTTCTCCTTGAGTATTTGCTCTGCTTTTTTAATATCAACCAACCCGCCACGCCCACAATCAAGTATGCCCTTGATTTCTTCATCCGTCAGTCCTTGCCACGGCTTAGGTATCCAATACACGTTAGGTTCGTAAATGACCATATCGGGTTTTGTTGGGTGCTGTTTAAACGGCATTGTTCTTCTCCTTGAGTTTGGCTTCGATTGCACGGGCAAAATCGTCATGTTTAAACACACCGTTTGCTAATTCTTCAATTTCCTCATCCGTCAGCCCTGCCCATTCTTTATAGGGTGCTTTGACAGTTATGCTAAGTTCTTTAATCGCTTCTTTATATCCATATGTCAAAACCCTATCAGCGGCATCACGGACAATGCTTTCCATTTCTTTGGCTAATCGCTGTCTGATTTCGTTTTCAATTTCCCATCGCAACGCTGGCACCAGTATTGTGAGCAGATCATCTACCTTTGCCTTACCAGATTTAAACAGACCCATGATTTTTCTCCTTTAGCTTAGCTTCGATTGCACGGGCAAAGTTTTCAGGATGGATTTCAATTTCCATGCCGTACTCGCCCTCGTCATATGTTATATATTCAACTTGTGTATCTGTTGAATACTGAATTTCTTCAAGCTCCTCATTCGTCAGACCTACCCATTCTCTAATTGGTTTTAGGCTTGCACATATCCCGCATAACGCACCAGAATCCGCCACAATACCATCACCACATCCACACAAGACAGGCTCATAATCCAACCCTAGTTCACGAGCGTTATCGGCTTTCCTGTCTAGTGCTAACTCTGCTTTAAGCCTTCTGATTAAGCTATCAGGATCACAAGCCCCGTCAACTTTCCAGTCTCCCGAGCTGATTGCTGTGTTTATCATATCCAACGCTTGCTGTAATAGTTCACGGTTCATAACAATCTCTCTTTAACAAAAGCTCGGGTGGTGGTTACTTCACAATCAAGCATTGTCAAAGCGGTTAACGCCACTTCTTGCGTTTCACCATGGCAACTCACTTTGAATATGCGAGCATCAAAATTTATATCATTGCGCCCATCCATGTACTCGACAGGCTTATTGCAGACATCACAGATAGGTAACTCAAATATTGGTTGGTTAATTTTTATTGGCATCATTTTTTGCCTCAAAATATTGTTGTATTGCTTCAAGACTTGATTCACCTCATGCAAGCGGCGTAGTTCGGCTGCGGCTTTTGTAACGTCTTTGTGAGTGTAATTTCCAAGATCAATATCATCAGCCAATCGCAATGCTTCTGGTTGGTTAGTCATTGTTGCTCCTTGCTCTGATTGCTGCCGCACATTCTTTAACGCCATATAAATTTGCACGTTCATTTTCATCACACAAATTCGCACAAGCCTCACGTTCATCCTGCCTGATTAACAATTCCAACTTTTTAAATGGCAAAATCGTGTACTGATCGCCTAATTCAAATCCCGCCTGTTCAGCAAGTTCTTTGATTCGTTCGTTCATTTTGCATCCCTCGCTTGTTGCGCTTCCCAGTTAAGTCGTGTGCGGTTGTTTTTCGGCAGTAAGTCATATCGGTTTGGTTCGATCAGGGTTAGTTGGTGCGTGTGATACCAAGCTGAAGTGCCTTGGTGGGGCAAAATATAAAGCTGGTAATCATCCACTTTGTTATCGTCATAGGACAGCTCTGCATAGGTACCAATAACAATAGCTTTGCATCCCTTTTCAAAGTGGCTCATTGCCTTGCCAAGATCATCAGCTATCTGAACCAAGTCCCCCCTAAAAAACTTTTGCTCTTTCATTTCTTTTCCTCAAGAAGATTGTCAATATACTTCTCAATCAGTTGCGCCGACTTACCCGCCACACGTTTAATGTCAGGATCCTTGGCAAGCTCGATCACTTTGGTTCCTGCAATGATGAAGAGCGCATCCTTCTGAGTCGGCACAAAGACGCTGATAAGCAGGGAGGCAATTGGTATCGCCCAAAACTTTTTAAGCGAAGGTATTTTTTCATTTTCAAGTTCTGACCACCAGTGAGCCGTCATTATTAGCATCACAAATAGAGTCATTAGTCCTATGATCGTGGATGTGATAACAATTTTATTTAAACGGGTTAATACATACAGTAAAAATGTTTCGTTCATTGCATTTCCTTTATAGCTTTTCCTATTAGCACCAACCCAAACGCTATCCACCAACCCCCATGCGCATCAAAGTGCACTAAGACAAACGCTGTCAATAAACTAATCATTTTGCGCCCCTAGAATGGTATCGACTTGTCTGACAAGTCTTTCGGTACGCCCTCGAGCCAAGCCTGTATCGTGGCACGCTCCTCGTCCGTCTTGAATGGCCAGTTCCATCGTTCAAGTGTCAGTCCTGACGGGTGCATCATTTTCTCCCACACAATTGAAGTACTGCGGGCGGTGCATCGCCCGTGTTGGTATTGCAGTCGTATACGACTGTCACGGTCGGCGTCGGAGACCCGCCCCTCGTCACGAGAGCCATGCCCATAAAAAAGAAGGCCGCCACCCATACTGCGATTAGTATCGCCGATGCTGTTGAATTTTCACTCATCTGTGTATCCTTTTCTCTTTAACATTGTCGAGACCCACCCCCTGAATTTTTTACGATTCTCTGGCGTGTTTGCCTCGGTCGGGTCCCATAGTGCGTCAAATATGTGGCCGCCGTTGTCATCATTGCAGACGATCATCGTCAGTTTATCACCATCGTGATGCTCGATTAGTATCGCACGCTTCATCTTGTCTCCATCCATGGATCTATATCCTCGCTCTTATCGTTTAAAATTTCCCTCAGCAGCCACAGTGCGTGCTGCACCGATACCGTAGAGGGGTTCTCTAGCGCCTCGAGTGCGCTCCTTGCAGCATGCCTAAGTTTTTCAATCTCGCTCATTCCTGTTCCTGTACCAAATGTGGATCCTCAGCACGAGACCCGAGAGTCCGAGTGCCGCCAAAAATATACTTAGTGCCGTGAATATCATCTCCCCGCTGTTCAAGACTCGCCCTCCTTTATTAGTGTAAAGGTATCCTTTACTCTAGCCTCTGGCTCATCCCACGAGTCCTCGTGATCATAGTCGCCCCTCGTTGATCTCAGCCTCTCATCGTGTCTAAACCTTGGCTCGACCCTCAGCCACGCCTCTACGGCCAATTTATACTCGAGCCAAGCATCGTTCGGTATAAATAGGGGTGTAGCTACACCGTCCGGTTTTAGTGAGCCCAAAACGTCGCTAAAGGGCACCCATGCACCCCTTACACGCTTGCCTATACCCACGGCGTCAGCCGCACGCTTGTAGCGTGCGTAGGCCGCCGCCTGCTCCTCGTCTAGTTTTATCACTCCTCGCTCTCCTCTGTTAATTGATCCTGCCTGTGAGCCTCGAGACTGCTCGGCTCCCTGATTAAATAACCCTGCAGCTGCTGCACCCGCTCCTCACCGATACCCATGTGCTGCGCCACCTCACCCGGGCGGGGCTCACGCCCCAGACTCTGGGATAGGATTCTCTCTGCGTACCTCATGCGCTTGATCTCCTCGCTGACGTTGACCGGTAGACGGATAATGTTGGACGTGTTGTCGACATCCCTCCGGACGCCCTTAAGTATAAACTGCTTGGCGTACGTGGCGAACCGGGCACCGTTTGTCGGCGTCCACCTTTTGGCTGCATACAGTAGCCAATAATTACCATAACCAACCAAGTCCTCGATCGGTATCGATCCATGGTGCCACGAGGCTAATTCCTTAAGTATAGATACGACAAACCTCAGATTATGGGTCACGAGTTTATCTAGCGCATCCTCATCGCCGGCCTGTATCAGCCCGGCGAGCCTGACCTCCTCCTCGACAGAGAGGGGGTCAATACCGTACAGGGAACGAAGATAATCGCTCAGGCTGTTTTTGTCTTTTGGCACGTAGTCTCCTTAAAAATATCGATGCCGAGTGTTTGAATCTCAGGCCTCGGACACTTAGCAGCATACGACGCCCTAGGATCAAATTGGCTCGAGTCTGGCATATTTTACGCTGACTCTGTATGATTGGTAACTTTTTATTTTTGGGATACTTTTTTAGTCGGCTCTCGTACCTTATCGGTCTCCCTATCAGTCTCGGCTGATAGAGCCTGTTGAATAGTGAGTTTGAGTATAGTCTAGTCATTTAGGTCGACCTCCACATCCCCCTGCGCCGGAAGTAGCGTGATCAGGTAACCGATCACGTTGGCGTAGTGCCAACCGGAGAGTATAAAGTCGCCCTCGTCGCACGATACGACTGTCCAGACGTGGCTCGGCGTTGCGTTGTGAATATTGCGGATATACTCGTCATCGAGCCCGTATGGTTGGTAGAGGCAGCCATCGAAGGCCTCCGCATCACGCATGTGGTTTTTTAGCGGGCTGTATCGTCTCTCCCACTGCTCTTGGTACATTCTGGTGACTGTAGTCATTTGATCGGCACTCCATTCTCGTCGCATTGTATGGTCTCGTTTGTGTATAGCGGTACCCACGTACCCGGCCAATCCCTCGCCTTGTCCCAAACGTCACGATTGCCCTCGTCATCGATGTGCAGCCATCCTAAAATCTCTCGTGTCGTTATGGTCTTCATTGCGTCATACTCCTGATAGTTGAAATTGTCGTAAAAAGTTGGCAGTTTTCGGCTCATGCCTCGATCCTCCGTACATACTTCGAGTGGTTGCAGAATGACGTATAGTCGACTAGCAGGGCGTCGACAATCTCAGTCTGGTGCCCGTCCGATACCTCGTACGTGTTTGCGTCTAGCTTTTTGAAGTGTAGCAGTCTGCCTCGTGGAAATACTGCCCCGTCTTTTCTCAGGCACAGGCATTTGTAGCTGTCTGCCTGCCTGATCATATGCTCTAGCATTTGGTACATGTCCATGGTGTTGCTCCTGTCTGGTTGGTTGGTGATACTACTATGGTCAATCCGTACACCTAAATACTACCCCTCTTGGTTGTCGAATTTCTCTAGATCCTCGGTGATCCACGCCATCGCCGTGCATATATCGCTCCACTCCTCGTCGTATCCCTCCTCGCCCTCCGGTATGCAGTCTTCACGGTAGCACTCGAGAGCGTGCCAGATTGTCTCGAGCATCGATTGCCTGTCTTGTGATGTTAATTTGTTCATTATATTGCTCCCATTGCTTTAAGATATGTAAAACCAAATAGTGTCACGGCCGCCGATGCGGCCAGAGTGTAGCTAATTGCCTGTACCCAATCCCGGCGCTCACGCCGGGCTGCTGCCCTTGATCTTTGCATTTTATTGCCCCTGTGCGATTAGTAACTTGGTTAAATTTTCTGGCGTGTCCTCGATACACTCGCCGCCGATAAATGCGTAGTATTGGACGCCGTCTTTGCGCATTAGTGCGCCGATCGACGGGTGCAGGTTGGTTCTTACCTCAAACTTGGCGGCGTTGATGGCCAATTTGTTTTTTAGCCTTTGTGCGATATCCATTTTAGTGCTCCGGTTGTGTGTGTTTTTGTACTGCATACTACTATGGTCAATCCGTACATGTAAAAAAAAACCCGGGCAGCTGCCCGGGCTTGGTGTTACTTGTCCAGTCTGGCGTATGCCCAGACCCTGTGTCGAGCGCCGGGCTCTGATGCGTCATAGTAGACGCCGTCTATCAGTGCCACGGCGTGCCCGTGTATGATCGTCAAAAAACGTCCCTTGGGGTTTGCCCGTACGAATTGAGCCATTGTCGGGCGGTCACTCTTGAGCGTGTACCACGTCATGCTGACATCCTCACGCCCTGTCAATACCTCGAGAGCCTTGGCCACTTGGTACCCGTTCATGCCACGCTGCGGGCGGCGCCCGGCCGCCTCGCAGGCCTTGTGGACAATCTCATAGCTCGAGTCGTATGCGATAGTCATCGCACGCACTACGCAATCGTTGCGCTCTATCTCAATCGTGCGTGGGTTTTTTTTAATGAATTTCACGGTGTCGCTCCGCTGTGGTTGGTGATAATACTATGGTCAATCCGCACATGTAAAACAAAAAAGCCCGGCAACCTCTCGGCTGCCGGGCTCGGTGTTTATGCTGCCTTTTTTAGCATGATGACCTTGGCCATCTTTTTGCCGTGCGCAGGGTAGGCGATAACGTCTACCGTCTTGTCATAGCATGCCCGGCACCCGTTACACTTACCGTTGCTGTCGTACGCCCGGCACAGTGTCGCACCGGCCGGAACCGACTCGCTGTCGCTTACGATAACTGAGCCATGTACGCCGCGAGTAAACTCGCCCTCGACGCTGTCGCTCGAGAATCTAACCTTGACGTTAGGCAGGCTATCCATTGCGCCGATAATGTCGGCGAATTTTGGAAATTTAGCCATGCGAGTCGGGAGCCAATGGTTAACCCACGGCGTGCGAGCCATAACCTCACGCATTTTCTTGGCCAAATTGAGCGAGTACATATCGCCCGAGTCAAACCATCTAAAATAGCGTGAATCGCCGAGCGCTTGCACCATGTCATCGACCCAGCCATCACGCTGCCAGTCTAACTTATTGGCGGCACGTGGAGCCTTTACGTTTGGGTAGTTATAGTTGCCTGTAGTGGCATAGCAGCCACGGCATGCGTCGACTAGCTCGCCGTCGGCCTTGACTGAACCGGGGCACGTCTCGAGAGCCTGCAGGCTCCATGACTTGATGCCGTCCAATTTGCCAGTAATTGATAATTTAACCATGTTAATACTCCTGTTGTGTTGTGTGGTTGTCAGGCTATCTGCCTGCTTACTACTATGGTCAATCCGTACAGGTAAACTGGCATCGATAGGTTTTCGCTATTAGACCCCATTGGCTGATAGTCAGGCCACATCACGAGAGACCTTCTCAGGCGTGCGTATAGAGCCTATAAGGCACGATCGCAGCGTGGCTAATAGCTACGTATGTCTTTTCAAACAAATCGCTCCTAGGCCGTTTAAATGCGTCCGGTATCAGCCCGCACCAAAGTGGTGCCCTGCCAATCCGCCCGTGCACCAAAGTGGTGCCTTGCCTGAGTGGCTAAATGCGAATGCGTCTCATTACCAGATAGGATGTCCAACAACCTAGGGTTTACCCTAAGTGCTGCTCTGGCTCCCGGCCAGATGCGAATGATTCTCATTACCAGGTAGGATGTCCAACAACTAGGGGTAGACCCTGATAGGGTAAACCCTTAGAGCCACACCGGTGCACACCTGCACCAAGCCAGTGCACCTGTGCACCGTATCGGTGCGGGCGTGCACTATGCCAGTGCGCCAGTGCACCATTGTGGTGCAGGCATGCACTAAAGCGGTGCACGTGTGCACCAATGTGGTGCTGGGCCTTTTTGTTGCACCGCACCACCGTTTAGGGTCCCGTCGGCAGGCGGGGGCGGGGGACCCACTCAGGTCGCAAGCTCGTTAAAATTTCCTGCCTAAAAAGCGAACCCCCTAAAATTTTTTTTTGCAAAATTTGGCAAAATGACCGGATTGGCTAGGATCGATGAGTGTTGTAAAAAGACCACGCCGCAAGGAGAGCCTTTATTCATGCGCCTCTGACTAGGTTG